TTTGTTTATTCTTTTTGTTACTGGCTTCTCCTGCCTTTACTCAATGGCAGGAGGCCAGGACTACTCAAGGTGTTGCTGGAGCAATCGTGGTAGGCAGTCCAGCTTGTTCCACCCCGGCAACCGGGGATGAACTGAACGAGGGTTTCTTGGGCGCAGGATATGAAAACACCTGGACTGAGACTATAGGGTCGGGTGGAACCGTCAATGAGGACGCCACACTAACTGGGACTCCCCCCACAGGCTCATGCACCGAGGGGCTGAACATTATCGACAGTGCGGCTAACTCCAGGACCAGATGGAATCGTGGATCCACTATCGATACGTCCGAGGTGAACTTTGATGTTGGCCTGAGCTTTAGGATCAACTCGATCACACTGGACAACTACTCCTATGCTGCATTGCTTACATGGTCCAATGGGACTGACCCTTCAACTAACGTTGTTTACTGGTTAGAGTTCCGAAACAACAACGGAACCTATCAGATACGCATCAACTCTACGACAGACAGTACTGTCAAAAATATCAGCCTTGAAACGTGGTACGAAGTGCTGATTCACTCGGACGCGACGCCGGAGAACTCGTACATCCAATATACCCCTGGAACAGACTGTGATGTTGCAGGGGAGTGCGCCTTTACCACAACGGAAGGGACGGATGGTCAGTATCTACATTTGGGGAATCTAGGAAGTATGGGAGCTGGAGAGGCCATTGACATCGAATTCGGCTATGTTTACATGAGTACACCGTAGGGGAAAACATGAAAAAACTAATCTTACTGTGTCTTTTTAGCATTCTATTCAATAGTCAGGCTTTTGGGGCTACCTACACGGTCAAGACCAGTGGTGGGGATTACTCTGCTCCGGGTACTTGCGCCAATGCAGTCTCGGCAGGCGACATCTGCGAGGTCTACAACGGCACGTATTCCGGCTGGACCCAAACGACGAGTGGAACGGCGGGAAACTTTATTACTATTCGAGCAGCAGCGGGGCAATCTCCTGCGCTTTCGAGTAGCATTGCCCTAACCGCCGACTATATTGTTATTCAGGGATTTGCGGTCACTGGTGGTGGTATAACCACTGGAAGCACCTACTCAGGGGCTGCACATAGCAATTTGCAGGTTGTGGACAATACGTTTACAGGGAGTGGTGGGAGCGGTATTGCCTTGAGTATGAAAGGCGATGATATCTTGATTTCAGGAAATTCCTTTTCTAACTGGGGGAATGATATTGTAAGGCAGTTTGGGATAAGATGGACCATTCGTAATAATACTGCCATCGGGATGACCGCATCCGGTGCGGAGCATATGGACTTTTGGCAATCCTTCTGTTCAGGCCCAACAGTTGACATAAAATCAGCACAGTACGGACTCATAGAAAATAATGTATTTATAAACATAACTGGAAACGGAAATGAGCACTTTGCGTTGGTCAATGGTACGAGTACCTGTGCCATTCCTCCAATTGGTATGATATTCCGGTATAATAAGGTCCATAGCATAGGGTCACTGGGTGTTTATATAGATGCTAATCAGCAGGCGAGTGGAACTACTAGGAATGTTGTCTATAACAACACATTCAGCTACCTGTCTGAAGGCACTTTCACTTGGGAGGATGCAAGTTGTGCTCTCAACGCTTCTACTAATTCAAGCGCCATCAACAATTTACACGATACAGCCATGAAAACATCAGGTGCGAGAGGGTTTTATTTCAGCACAGGAGGCGCACAGAGTTATAATCTTTATTACAGCGCAAGCGGAACGATGACCTTTAGCGGCGGGGCATCCAACGAAGTGGGAGCCGTAAAGAATCAAAATCCACTCCTTATTGATCCCTTAAATAACAACTTTTCGCTCCAAGCTGGCTCTCCTGCAATTGATACAGGTGGCCCACTTACGACCGTTGCGGCGGCGGATACGGGTTCTGGTACTTCGCTAATTGTTGGTAAAGCCGAGTTCTTTCAACCTGGATGGGGCGGAGCAAGTGCAGATTGGATAGCAGTCGGCTCTATAGGGAATACTGCTCAGATTTCTTCAATAGATTACAGCACTAATACAATTACGTTAGCTGCTGGAATATCCAGGAATGATGGAGATTCAGTGTGGCTCTACAAGAAATCAGACGGGGTTCAGGTGCTTTTGGGTGCCGCTCCTGACATAGGGGCCGAAGAATATAGTGGGGGGCCTATTGTCTCGGGTCTTCTCCCCTCGGGTTCACAGGGATGCACCTCAGATCCTCGTAATGTGACTCTCCAGGCCACTACAAATGAGAACGCCACTTGTCGTTACCATGCCACGGCAACCACTTGGGCAGGGATGTCAGAAATGAGTACGACGGGAACGACCTCACACTCTCAGGTGGTCAGCCTCGCCTGTAATGCGTCCTATTCCCATAACATCCTTTGTCAGGACGCCGTACCAAACGAAAGCACGATGGGGGAATGGTCATTCAACATTGCAGCGTCAGTTTCAGGCACTGTTATGACTATTGGACCTGGAGGGTCAATCGGGCTTGGAACCGGGGGGAGTTTCGTGATTAATCCATAATATCGAAGTGGGGCTAAGGTGACGTGGGGGAATTGATCGGATCGGAGTGACCCTTGGGGGAGGGGTGACGGTTAGATGAAAGGAGGGCTTATGGGAGGTAGAGGAACGCGGGGAAGAAGTCCGGCTTATTATGATTTCCGAGGGAGACCATTACATCTTAGCTATGTGCATCCATCTCAATCTGATAAAAAGCCGATAGAGAAAAATCAGAGGAGACGAAGTAATCCTTCTTTGGCGGGAAGGGTGGGGGGTTAGATAGATCGGATCGGAGAAATACGAATCGGCAAGGAGGGGTTTATGATATGGGGAATCCACAGTGGCGATCAATAACCATTAGGATAATCTGATGTCGGTTTTCGCCAAGCAGACGAAGAAGGGGGAACGGTGGTATTATCAATTTATAGTCAAAGGGAAATACCATCGTGGGGGCGGGTTCGACTCTAAGGAGGATGCACAAAACGCTGAACTCGCTTGTCGTGATATCTCGATGCCAGACCTTCCCGAACATGTTATAAGGAACCGAGAACGATGTAAGCAGCATTACAGGGAACATCCAGATCGGGACAGTGAGCGCCATCTTCAAAGACGTTACTCAATTTCTAACGAACAGTATGAAACCTTATTGGCAGAACAACACGGACTCTGTGCTATATGCGGAAAGCCTCCGAACAGACAGAGGTTAAGTGTAGACCATAGTCACAGGAGAAATGGTCGTATTCGGGGGTTACTATGTCATAAGTGCAATACGGGTTTGGGGAACTTTCAGGATAAGCTGGATCTCTTGTTACGGGCGGCCCTTTACTTGGGAAAACCTATTCAGGTTCAAAAAATTATCGAAATTCCGTCAAATCAAGAACAAGGTGAAACCGTCTAAGTAATGGAGCGGGCAACGGGATTCGAACCCGCGACCCTCGGCTTGGGAAAACGCGGGTCTCGTGATCTTGTTGATGTTAGATCACTGTATTGATAAGCAATAACGCAATGTTAAGCACACGTAATATCCTGCCACGTTCCGACATTTTCTGTAGTTTTAGCCCGTTTTTGATGCTTTTTGGAGAATTTTGTCGAATGTTCGATAATAGATTGTTGATTAACAACCCCATCAAGAACAGCCTCGGCAACCCCTCTTCCTTTCTCTAATCCGCGAACGTAGTGATCAGTCGTAGTTACCTTCTGGTGCCTCAGCTTCTCCTGAATGCTTGCCAACGGCACCCCCTCATCGCTTAACACTGAAGCTGCAAGGGTTCTAAGGGACGAAAGCGTATATCGGGGCACCCCTGCTGCCCTACAGAGTCCTGGCAGCAATTTGGGCCTCCTCAGATACCTTTTGCGTGTACGTTTGTTGAGAAACACATATTCCCGGTCATCCCCAGTCATCCTTCGCAGTTCGGCTATGACGGCCTGGGCAAGGGGGGATAATCTCAGCCTGTCCTCTCTGAGACCTCCATCAATGTGTTTCCTGGTCCGGAGGATAATCGTGTCACCTTGGATATCTGACCACTTCAGGTCTAGAACCTCCCCGGGCCGCGCTGCAAGAATGAAAGTTAGTGTCAGGTACTTCTGGTCTATCGGTTTTGCCTTGGACAGAATCTTGTTCAGGTCTTCCGGTGTTGGGATGGTTTTGGCCCGCTGTGCAACCTGGACCTTTTTAACCGTATTACAGGGGTTCCGGTCTATGATCTCTCGATCTACCGCGAAATTAAAGATTGCCTTCATGAACTTGAGCCACTTATTTGCCATGTACGGTGAGGTCTTGGCTTTCTGTAGGATGAGGTCTTCTATCTCATGGGAGGTGATCGACTCCGGTGGTCTGCGATACCATCCGGCCAGATGATCCTTGATGAAATCCTTCTTTTCCCCGTACCATCGTTCGGACTGGTTGCGGGCCTGAATATAGTCCAGATATTTATCAAAGAGATCACCACAATCCATGTCTGGACGGGGGGCGGGAGCTCGGCGCTCGTCGGCCTGCGCGAGTTCGGCGTCCCGTTTCGACTCGTACCCCCCTCCACGGTGGTACACCCCCTGCTTCATCACCTGGTAGTACCAGTGGATTCCCTTCTTGGTCTTTTTGGAGAAAACGCTCATGGATGAGGTCTTTATCGAAGCGGATACAGCCACCGATCTTCACGCCTCCCAGTTGCTTCCAGTTGGCGTAGATGGTCGCCTCGGACACCTTCAAGAGTTCGGACAGTGTTCTGACTGATATTATCTGCATAGGAGTGAAAAGTCAATCATTTTTTCCAGGTGTGTGTATGAATGTTGAAGTCTCTCAGTTCCCGCTTGAGTGCTGCCAGGATGTAACTTGAGATGCCGCTTACCTTCAAACGCCCCATCACCATACGAGAGATCTCACCCACGACTTGATCAGACTTCGCAAGTGTTCTTTGCGCATCAAACACGGCTTGTTTCATTTCATCGAAATTCATAAGTCCTCCACTTCTAATTTATCCTCCAATAGTTTAATCCGTTTCCCCAATTCCTCCCCCAATTCCTCCCTCAACTCCTTCCGGGATTCGAGCCAGGCAACCTGTCTCGCCTTCTTCTTCCTGCTCCAAAAGGCATGCTCATAAGATTGCCAGGGCAGAGCATTTAAATCACAAAGCGGCTCTGGGTATTCCCTATCGTGCCACTTCTCAAATTTCTCCAAATCCCTCTCTTCTATTGATGTAAAAGTTTTCATGGTTTCTCCCTTAGCACTCCGTCCAGCCGCAGACACATTTTTTGCAGCCCTCTTCCATGCGGATAGGCCCACCGCAATCCGGGCAAGCCCCTTGTGTCGGTCGGTCCCGTTCCCCAACGGGCAGTGTGGACACGGGAGGCTCACCCGGATCTGCCTTCATCTCATGTGTCTTATGCCCCTCCTTTCTGTGATGGAGTTGGAGCGCCTTACCGAGAGCGTCGGCGCAGGATGAAACCTTGCTCTGTCCAAGCCCATATGGTTGATGACAGGCGATACCTCGCATTTGCTTGACTATTTCATCCAGCGGAGCTTTCAGCCTCAGTAGCATCGTCAAAAGCCTGCCCATTGCTTCTGACTGTGAGGCTGCACAGCCGCCCGTTTTCCCAAGTCTGACAAAGGCTTCGTAGAGTTCTCCTTTTTCGTTTGCGTTGATGGTCACGTATAGATTTCCACATCCCGTCTTGATTTTACGGGTACTCCCTTTGATTACATCCGGTCTCTCCAAGACACCCTCCTTATGGTTTCCGTAATTGCGCAAGGATGCGCGTCAAATCCATGCTCACCCTCCTGAGCGCCGCCGTCTCCTTCGTGTAATTGATCTCCTGCCAGTCCGAGACGTTTCCGACTGGTTTTTCCTTCCGTGCTCTCACGATGGTAGCTGCCGCTGCCTCTACAAATTCCGTAGCCTTACGTGCTGCCTGATTGATGAGAGAGATTTTCATATCTTGCCCTCCAATTTTCCGTGGTATTCATCCACGATATTAGATGCTAACCTGCCTGGGTTTGCCAACAGCCTGACCCCGTGAAAGTCGAACCAAATATCAATGCCAGTTTGATGTGACAAACGGCAGGCATCCTCTGCTACATCTTGGATGTCTGCACCCACATAAGCATTGACATCCATAAAAATGGTGCTCATAGACAAACCCCCTGCACACTAAATGTATTCGAACTCGATACGATTAACTGTGGTTTTCGGACCACACCGATTGGCCTTTATGAACATGTTGATGAAATCAGCGCATGTACTGTCTGGAAAACCCTCACGAATCAAATCCTGTGCCGTGATGTAGTCCAATGGTTCCATCCGAGTGGAAAGAATACGGATCTGCCCAAGCACATCAATCCTTTCTCCCTTTTTGAGCCCTTGGCATTTTACGCAAGCGTTCACAATCTCTCCCGGCAGAATGTCCCACCATCCAAGGCGGCGGGTTACAGTTTTTGAGCGGGTCCTTATCTGACCTGTTGTTAGGGAGAAAGACATATTACGAGGCATACCAACCTCCTTCGCTTATTTGTTGCGGGTACGATGAATGTCTTCGTGTATGACCTGCCACAGCAAACCGTTCCTCCTGTACGCCATGGCAACCACGGCATCAATGGACTCAATTCCCTGGCCCATCTCCCGCAAATCTTCCTTCACAGGATCCTTCTTGCCCCATCTCTTCTCTATGGTGTAATTTAGGTAACTCATGGACGGGATGAGCCCGTTCGCGGCCCAGTAAGCCACGATGACCCATAACCAGCTTTTGGGTTCCAGTCCCCATCCGTAGATCATGCCGATGATGATAATGCTGATGATGATTGCGGTCTGAACGAACCACCTGAGTAAGAGTTTTTTCACGTCAATACTCCTTTCCTTAACCGTTGCAGATTATGTTTCTCCCTGAGTTCAATCCCGTACTCCTTGAGCTTGCCTACCAAAGATTCGATCTTGTCAATGGTAGGTTCCGGTAGGCCATGTCCTTTACTGTCTGCCCCAAGATTCAGGAAATCCGGTCTTATCCGGTCAATCCAGGATGCGAGAATGGCTACGTCAAAGTCGAGTACGGGTTCGATGGTGATGAAGGTCTTGAATCGCCGCCTGTTTATAGCCTCCATTGCTCTTAGGCGGGAAAGTACCGTGGGGGCATTACTGATACCCGGAATATCCCTATTGGTTTCAATGGTGGTGCCTAAAATAGTCAGGGATGGCCAGGCATCTGCTATCGTGAGAAAGCGGTATGGGGCCTTACTCTGGAACACGTAGACGTTGGTGGGATATTGCAGACAATGAGATAAGATTCGAGCGATAAATTCCTGTGGCACTTGGTCTGCAAATAGGTCATTACAGTGTTCGATGAAGATAACCTTGCCTGCGCCGTACCTCACGGAAAATTCTTCTTCGATCAATCGGAGGGGTCCCCTGTACCTTTCCGGGCGTCCGAACCGTGGATTCTCAACATAACAGTAGACGCACTCATGAGGGCACTCCCCGCCGAGATGGGCATGGGTGTGTGACACCCATGCATACATGTTACCCTTGGTTTTCTGAAGTGGCATGTCTCCTTTCCTCCATCTTCTCCTTGATAAACGCACACACGTCGTTCAGGCAGCCGGGGTTCCAGATGGTGTTTGCCGCAGGGTAGAAGCAATACTGCCGCCATGGGCCGTACCATTGGATTGTGGCAAGCAGGCTGTCGCTGCTTTTCGACCTCACGTAAAACACGGCCGTCTTGCCCTTGTTGGATGCCCATGTGAAATCAAGGTATTGGCTGTTGACCATGGTTCACTCCTGTATGGCGTTATATGCTTCCACAGCTTCCGTCAGGGTAGGGTGTATCATCGCTTTTTTATGTCTCCGCGTGCCCCAGGCTACTTCGAAGTACATTTGCTGTTTGTGTACGTCGATGATGCAAAATATTTTCTTGAATTGGTTATACCGGTTGATCTCGGATGCGAGTGTCAACTGATAGGGAACTGAACATATTTGATCGATAGTCACATTATGCCATGCCATGATTTACCCCCTCTTAATGAATTTCAGGGGAGAGCACCCGATAGCAGTTTCCTCGTCTACTATCGGGCGATGACGAAATGTGGTAGTATCCCTTGACGGGGATGACCCACTATTTGCTCTCCCCTGAAACCTTGTTTGTTATCTGTCGTTCGTTCACCGACGGGCTTCACTTCTCGGGGTCGGGGTAGACGTTATCTTTTGTGAAAGCATCCCTGGCCTTACCGTAATGGTGGATTTGAAAGTCAATCCCTTTTCCTTCAAACAAATCCACCTTTTGCAACGCTTCCTTTTTAGACCTTGCTATTACGGTCAAGGTCTGTGTCCCCCAGATAGGTCTTTCCACAACATATTCTCGTTCTTTTCTGACCATCGTTTCCCTTTCTTTGTATGATTCTGTCAAGACCACAATCATGGCAAAGATTTCCGTCCATCTATTCCCTCCTCATCGGGGAGAGGCGATCCCCTCCCCGGTTGGGTTATTAACTGCTATCTGTAACCGTTTCGCATTTCTCAACCAAGATCCAGGAATATTGTTCGACGCTATAATAGACCCAGTAACTCATTGATTCCCTCTCCAGTTCTGGTTACTCGACATATTTAACAATCTTCCCATGAGCAAGCGCATAATCAATCTCACTCCTGGTTGAATTCCCAATATATCCACCAATGTTCAAGACAAGAACCTCATCGGAAATATCAATCTTACGCTTATGGACCTCATCCACGATCTCTTTCACGCCCTCCTGATCTCCTATGTGGGATTTATCTTGCCCGATATAATAGGAATCAGGAAGGGCACACCAACTCAGGACGATGAACCCTTGCTTCGTAAGTTCCCATTGCTTAATCAGCATATCAGCCGTAAACCGTGTTGAACCACAAAGACAGATTATAGTAGGTATCCTTTTCATGCTACTCCTCAAACTAAGGGGCCTCGCACCGACCCCGGTTATGACTCGTTATCAATCATTCGTTTTAACGCCTTTACCAGTTGATTCCTCCACCAGACGGCCTCTTTGCATGTGTCACACTCTGCGATGGAGAAACCTTGAACCCCAACAATTAACTGAGGGAAATAAAGCCCTCCTAGTTTAGTAATCATAGTGTAGTCACGCTTTATCCGATTAAAGTTTGCCATCAACCTCCTCCGGTTCGGGTTAGATTGAGATGGGCGATCCCCCTCCCAGGTTGATCTACCGTTTTCTGCTTTTTCGAGTTTCTTTTCTATCCGCTTTGTTCTCTGCTTCCTGCTCCATCTCTGTATGAACTTTGCTTCTTGCTTTTCGTCTTGCTCTTTTATCTTCCAAACTATCTCTTAAACGGAAATTCCCTAAACATATTCCTCTTCTTGCCCAACTATCACCTACTCCAGGCATAATGGGTCTCCTTTCCGGTCAGATTGAGATGGGTGAGCAGGATTCGAACCGGCACTTCCGTGTTCGAGATACGGAACGCCCGTGGCCATTGCTGGCGGTAGACTGCGTTTGCCAATTACGCCATCACCCATCCCAATCCCTTTCTATTTCTTCCCTCTCTTCCCTCGGGCGATCTGCTTTGATCTCTTGAGGGGGTCTATCTTCTGTTCTTCCTGGACCTTCCTTTCCAGGTGTGTTGCGAGTGCGCACTTCCTTCCGTTCCTCCACTGCGCGGCCGGAGTGAAGTAGGCAGAACAACACCCGGTATTCGGTTGTGCGCCCATTATGATTCTGGAACAGCCCCAACATCGTTCGACTATCGGTTCATGTGTGATCATGGGTGACTATCCCTCCTCCATGATAAAATTGCACGGCATACTTGCCGGGATGCCATGACAAGGGAACCTTGTGTTCCCGGATCACCTTGTTTAACGCTTCGAACGCTTCTTTCAAGACCGCATCGACCTCCCGGTCTTCTGGCAGGTGGTCATTGTAATAGTCGTCTGGATCTATCTCCGTAGCATATTCTGGCTCGCAGATTAAAAGTCGGAGATCTTCAATGGTTGCCTCATGATCCTCCAGGTATTCCGAGAGGTCGGATTCACAAAAGAAGTATTCGTCGGCTACTTCCGAATACAGTGGTTCGCCGTTCCATGGCTTCCTGGGAAGAGCGGCGTATTTCGCCTTGTCTGCCTTCTCAATACACCCGTCACACTTCAGCCAACTCTTCGTAACAGGGATGCCGCACACCTCGCACGCTACATGGGTAGCTCCGTCCCACCTTGCAAGGCGCTCGTCCGTTCCGTAGAATCGTCCGTGTCTCGAAACCCATCCGGAAATGTTGGTAACAAAGTGAGCGGCCTCGTCGGACGTGTTCAAGACCTGGTGGTCATCCTTTGGTGGCATCTGATTCCTCCTTGGTCTCTGGGTTCTTGTGACCAATCTTGTTCCCTGTCAGTTTCACGTAGTCAAAGACAGCGTGTTCGATGTCCTTCATAAGTTGTAGAGCATCTTCAGGGGTAAGCAACACCGTTGGTCTTTCTTCAACGGCATAACATTCAATGCCACTGGGAACGGCTCAAACTTCAATCAACTTAATTACTTCCCTTTCTTCACCGCAGCCAGTCATGCCGATTCCGCCGATCCGACAGGTATTGTGCCCTCACGGGTTGCGACCTGACTGAATAACCCGATGGTTTTGTCCTCGACTTCGGGGTCTGGCGTGGCCTGCCTCGCGGCTAAGAAATCCTCTATCGTCGGTTTCAGGGCACGCAAAAGCTGGTCGGCGGGGGAAATCTCTGGTCCCTTCGTAAGTTCTTCCACGATCACCAGTTCGACCTGCTTCCCCTGCCTGGCGGCTTTCCTGATGAAATAGAAATCGTCTTCATCTTCCTGGGGTACGATGAGCGTCGTGGTCATCGTGCCATCTTTCAAGCTTCGCATATCTCTAAGCGTCACTTTCATTGTGGTCATCCTTTCTGGACTGCAATATGCAAACAAGGTGTTAAGCGCAGACCTCCACGGGGATTCCAGTTGCTGCCTGTACCTCTTCTTTCATTCTTCGTTCGTCACTGTTTCCGTCGCTCAGGTGCATCAAAAAAATCTGTCTGCATTGGCTCAGGTCATTCGCCTTCAGAAAGGCAATTACGTTCTCAAGGCTGAAATGCGCCCGTCGGACCCTTCTCCCCACAACTGACGGCAGAGCGCCGCTGAGTATATTTGCCGTGAGAATTTCAGCCTGGAAATTGCACTCGATGGCAATCACGCTCAGATTGGCGAACCTGACGGGCGAATAGGCCGAATCGGTCAGATAAAGAAAAGCCTCTCGCTCCAGATTCACCATGTAAAATCCGAGCGAACCCTCAACGTCGTGGATTGTTTTGAAGGGTGATATTTTCCAGGTTCCTATTTCGCACTGCCTTCCGTCTTCGATTTCATTTAATCTATGGCCCGAAAGACCCAACTCGGAAAAGGTTTCTTTCGAAGCAAAGATATCAATTCCCGCCCGTGCAGCATCTTTCAGGCTTTTACTGTGATCTCCATGAAAATGTGAGCAAAGCACCCCGGATATCCCGGAAGTTTTGTATTGAAGAAGCTCTCTCGCTTTCCTCCACGGGATGCCGCAGTCCAGCATGATCATCGTGCGGCCATCCGTGACGGTATAAAGGTTGCCTGAACTGCCAGAAGCGTAGGAATGGAAGTTAATCATGGATTCGCCCCTCAAAACCCCGGCTGCCTTCTCTGATCTCCTGCGACCATCCCCTTTGATTTGAGCATGGCGGCCTCTTCTTCAGGGGTTGGTAATCCCTCGCCCTCCGGCGCGGGTTTTGTCTCTTCTGCCTTCAGTTCCTTCATGGTCTCTTCTGGTATCATGATCACGGTCCCGGTGTTCGCTTTGTCATCTATGCTCGCCTGGACCCCCACGGCATCGGCCAAATCCTCTGCCCGGTTGATCCGCTCCAACAGCAATGCGTTGTCAGAGGAGGCGTTGATGATGAACTTGACCGTCTTGTTGATCACTGTTTTTAGAGCCATGTCGCGGGTGAATTTTCCGTGGGTGCTGCTCTCCTTCACGTTGCCCTTGTCATCGATCGGGTTCATCTTGCTCTGCTTCCAAGCCTGGTGAATCTCATCGATCGTCATGATCTCGGTTTTGATGGGCTTTCCGTCTTTGTCCAGGGCCATGGCGTAGGCCGCTATGATTTTAACCTTGTCCACGTTCCCGATGTCCTGGGTGTGTTCAACAACAGATGCCTTGCCGTTGAGGATCCCGTACTTGAAGGTATCGCCTTCATAAACCACGTTGTAACCCCAATCCTTGATTGCCGGGTTGACCATCTCGGCCACGGCCATGGAGCCGAAGTAGGAGCGCTGTGCGACGAGGGACTTTCCGTATACGATGAAATAGACTTGCTTCTTGCCGGGGTTCAGTCCCTGGACGATCATGTCCAGGAGGGCGTTTGCGATAGAAGAGCGTTCGCAAACGTCGAGGGCCTTTCTGCCTTCCTTGTCAACGGTGTTCTGAAGAATGAGATAGGCGCTTTTTAGGGCATTGTCCGGACTGTATGCCTTCGGGAGATCCATTTCTCCCCTGGCGATGAACTGGTTGACCCGATCAGCCACGATATCAACAATCGATTTGGTAGCCTGTAGCGGGGCGGGCTCTTGACTGATTTTCTTTAATGCTGTTTGCGGTGTTGCCATGGGTGTTTCCTCCTTTGGTTTTTGATATGAGGGACCGAGTTTTTCAGAGATGGGCTTGTGATCAACTGATGATTTTCCAGAGGCCCTCGGATCAGTCTTAACCTTTTAACTCCGTGCCAACTCGGTCCCCCGTGATTCCTGTTGATGGCCAGGGGTTGCCTCGGCACCTTCCACCCCCGGTTCGGGCGATTGCCCTGCCAGGCCATCAGTTGTTATGCTGCCAGCCTCTCTTTTGTTGCAACCTCAATCCGTAGCTGCTTATCCTCCGATACATAGAGCCTGATCATCTGGCATCCAACATCCACCAGGTTATTCACGGCCTCAGCATTATCGGCGAAGACTGGTGCTTTAATCTGATCGTGCTGTTGCAGAACTTTCACGATTTCGAGGCCTGCATTGATCCTGGCAGCATTATTCAATCCAGAGTTGAACCCAATGCCTCCCACAGTGATTTCACAGCAGTCCTCGATACCTCCATTTACCAACTGGTTAAACAGTTTGAACCTCACCGTTTCGAATTTCCCGTTGATCCTGTCGGTGAGAAGGGCAACCTTCGTCTTGATGAACTGCTCCATCCAATAGATTTCTCCTTCCAGTTTTTCAAACTCTGCGGCCAGTTTTTTCTCGTCTACTTTCAATTCCTCTATGCGCTTTTCTCCCTGTTCCCGGCGGGTGAAGAGATTCACATTCCCTTTCGCGGTGGAGAGTGCAGTCTGGAGCCCACGGATCTCTCCGTTGATTGCCTCGATGTCTTGCGACTTGCCATCCCGCTCAGTCCTGATCTCGGCTTCGGCCTCCGCAATCTGAGCCAGAAGGTCAGACCTTCCATGAACCCCTGCGAAGTCTTCTGAGTTGCGTTTCAGAGCGTCGCGGTCCTCTGTCAATCGTTTTAGTTCGCTTTCTTCGTTGGGTAGCCTAAGAACCAATCCCCCGAGTTCGTCTTTAAGAGCTTTCCGATCGGTCTCAAGCCTGTCTTTCTGTTCCCGGAGGGTCTTCCCTTTCTGTTGGATATCTCCCAGACGGTCAGCCTTACCCTGATTAAATGCGGACATGGCCTTCTCTCTGGCTTCCTGGACACGATCAGAGGGCAGGGCCTGCCCGCAGGCCGCACACGTGTCGATCGTCGTGTCTTTGAAGGCGTCGGCATCAACGAGAGCCCATTTTTCACGCAGTCCCGAGAGATCGGCGTCCATCCCCTGGACCTGTCCATCTTTCCACTTTAACTCCCCATTGATGACTTCGACTCGCCGGCGGGACGCGGTGACTTTTGCCTCCAATTCAGAGATCTGCTGATTCAGCCTGTTTAGGGTAGACAGAGAGCCGGACCTGTGGGCGTCCTCCATCTTCCGCAGGTCCGCGTTGAGCCCTGAGAGTGTTGTCGTGAGGGTTGCTATGCTCCCCCCGGTATTAATGCCCTGGAGCCTCAATTTTGCATCATTCAGGGCAGTTTCGAAGTGTTGCGCTTCCTGCTCGGCTTTCTTTCGGTCAATCCCGGTCACATCCGGGATGCCACGGCGCACTTCGTCTATCCTGACAGGCAGTTGCTCCATGGCCTTATTGATTTCCGAACGGCGGGCGGCGACAACCCTCCGGTGGTCATCAAGGGTATGTTTTCCGAGGATAGCGGTCAGACCGGAGAGTTTTTCGTTTGAGAGCATGACGTCCTGGTCCGTGATGTCACCGCAGATGTCGAGCAAAAGCGCCCTCTGGTTTTTCCAGTGGAGGGCAGGAAACGTCGTGGGAGAGGTCAAAAGCCTGAACCGGGATTCATCCCCGGCAATCTCCGAGATCCGGGAAACGTAGTCCTTTTCCTGCGTGGGTACTCCATCGATGTAGAAGTTTGTGGTATGCCCCGTAAAATCCTTGTTCGCGCTCCCACGTTTCTTTTGCCACTTCTCCTGATATACCTTTTTTAGGTTTACAATCTGGCCGTTTACATCGAGGTCAGCCTCAACAGAGTGCTCAAGGCCGTGCGCAGCCTCGCCCTGTGCGTCAAGGTTTTTAATTTCAAAAGCGGAGCGGCCAAGAGCGTCTTTATTAAAAAGCAACCACGAAAAGGCCGACACGAGGCGCGTCTTCCCCCCCGCGTTGGCGGCAAAGATAGAGGCGTCATTACCACCCAAATTCAGATTGATGGTTCCTCCCTGGAAATCACGTAGGGATAGTTTGTTGAGCTTAATTTCCAGCATTCTAGTCCTCCTACTCTTGTTGAAACGACCGTTCGCCCCATTTTGCCAGAGCGAAAGCATCCGCAAGGTTGTTGTTGGAGAATTCTTTTCCCCACCTCTTGAAGATCTGCAAAAGCATCTGTTCCTTCTTTGCATTTCCCTTCCCAGTTGTGAACTTCTTCAGGGTCGTCGGGGGGACCATCGCGTACTGGATGCCATTCTTAAGCAGATAGTTTTGGACGGCATAAGAGAGCATGGCGAGCTGGCAGAGCGAGGACGTGTTCTTACTGCCGTAACTCAATCCCTCTATGCAAACAAGGCTCGGGTTGGCCCTATCTATCAAGAGTTGAATGGCGGCAAGGATCGTGTTGATCCTCTGGATGTCGCTTACATCCGGGTTCGGTTTAGAGGTTACTATCGTCTGAAACACCTCCCCGCCCTCTACCGGGTCGTAGCAGTAGGCCCCTGTCTCTACGAGGGATAGGTCAAGCCCTAAAATATTAGGATTCATCGTGGTCCTCCATGTATTCGCGGTCTTCACAAAATCGATTTAAATTCAAGAACCTGCTCTTTCCGTTCTGTGCATGCTTCTTGGCTCCCGCGTCATAGCGTATTGTCTTCTTCTGTACCCCTGTCTCAGTGTCCCATCGATCCTTAGCACACCGTAGATTCCGCACGTGCTGCGAGGAACTATTCACCGAAGTAGTGACGGTGAGGTCCGTCAAAAGTGGGTTCTCCTGGTTGACAGGAAAGATGACCTTGCAATGTAGGCAATCCAAGCATGTCTTCATGGGGTCCTCTTCAACTGCATCTTGGTGGATTTGTTGGGTTTTGGTATTATCTTGAACGTGCCCTTTTCCAAGACCTTCACTCGCCCGTTCAAGGTGTTAAACTGGGCCTCCAGGAGTTTGTAATTATCCTTATCCTTCCAGTGCCCATAGAAAGATCCCAGGGCGAAGCATAGGAGTCCGATGCCGACGTAGGAGAGGAACTTGCTCATTGCGTCCGGGCCTCCTTACTCTCCTTTTTGAGCTTGAGATATTCGGCTCTTTTGCCCACGCAGTAGAAACCGCCGACCATGACCTTGACCTTTTCGAGTTTGGGTTTTCCGTCTTCCCCTACCTTACATGTTCCGTTAGGACCCTTCACCTGACGCTCCACGGTCTTGGTGTCGTATTTATATTGACCTTCGTTTCTTTTGGAGCCCGAGCCATAAACCTGTCTACGGAGAGCCTTCGCTTTTTTATCGTTCATATGGTTTCACTCCTTCTTCGATATGGGGAAGTTGATGACCGCCTTGTTCAAGTTGTGACGGAGAACTTCCTCGCAGAAGGTAAGGACATCTTGGGCATCCTTATATGTCAGGCCATCTAGGGCTGGGAGCATGACATTTTGGACCAGGTTCTTCAGTTCGTCTTTCATAAGATAAGCAAGCATATCTTCTCCTGAACTTTTTTAGATTCCCCGTGAGGATCGGGTTGACCAGACCCAATCCCCACGGGTCGAGAAAGGAGGTAAAACCATGCCCGTCATTATCCGTTAGGCCCCTGACGGGTGGGGGAAATAGTTAACCTATAGTAAATCATCCGGACAAAAAATAACGCCTATCTGCCGATTACTTATGCAGGCGTCGTGACTCTTAGCGTTTTAAATCGCTCCCGGGGCAGCCGTCTCTAAAGATCAACGAGACTAAATTGGGATGGCTTGTAAAGGCATCATAGAAGATACAAACCACGCACAACTCACACTTCTGGCATTCCTTCTTGGTGATCAGACTGGTCTGTGTTGCTGGTACATTATTACTTTGGATTTGTGCCACCCTCCCCATACGCCCCCTCCTTGTGTCCACCACCCATCGGTGAACTGTCAGTAAATTTAATACTCTTTTACACTTTTTGAGAAGGAATGTCAAGAAAAATTTTCTGACAGTACAGAATAGTTTAGACGCAAATTCCGAGCCAGGATAGTAATAGATCATAACATATCGAATATATTAGATATGTACTGTGGGTGTTGGGGGGGGGTATAGGAAAAAAGGTTAACTGTGAGACAAAATTTGTATTGACAATCATCAATTCTGGTAATATCATTAATTTAATGCTTGATTGGAGGACGCAAATATGATACTTTCACTTTCTAAAGTAGCCCAGAGCAGGGGGGAGATTGTGCCGGATAAGGTACAACTAATTTGTGAGGCCATGCAGAGCAGTAAACTCGGTGAGATCATTCGGAAGAATTACCTACTCCTGTTGGAACGACTTGATAAGGAAGGTGTTACGCAAGAGCAGGTGGCACGGAAAATCGGTTTCTCTGCCTCGCTAATTTCACAAATGAAACACGGGAGGAAACCGATTGAGGTCGATACGCTGGAAGCCCTGTGTAAAGCATACGATGTTCCTCCCATATGGTTCCTGCAAGATACCGAACAGGACTGGCGTAGAGTAGTCCTGAAGGATAGCCGGTTGACCGCAGCACAAAACGAACAACTCTTCAATGACTTGATAAGGATAAGGGCAGGCCTGATCTCGGAATACCTCAAGCAGCATCATAACGGCGCTTAGGGAATGTATTCTGACCAAGACGTTACTACGCCACCTCTCACGTGCAAATACACGTCTCTATCCCCATTTTTTACTCTCCATAATTCATAGCCCAGAGAATCGGCCCTGACCTTCCTGAAGATGCCTTGATCCCATGAGATCTGGCATTCTTCAATCGTCATGCCAACACCTACCCGGTGGTTTTTAATCCGTTCCCGGTTATCCTGAGAGGCATTGCGATAGGCGGGGTGGTCGGTGAGGTTCGTGCGCGGGGTGATGGCGCAGCCAATCAACAGTAGACAGGTTACAAGCAGAATGATCTTTTTCATACCCCTACCTCCTGTCATAAGAGATAAGGGTATGGTAGCATTCACACAGAAAGAAGTCTATCTAAATCTTGTTCGGCTTGGCGCTGGGCGGCAACCGGCACGTGATTGTAATTCCGGTAGATGGTCCCGGGCGTGTTGCCTGCCAGTTCAGCTACAACCTCGACATCAACATGGGCCTCGTGTCTCATCCTCATTATCACCGTATGCCTCAGTGAGTGTGTAGACCTTCCATTCCTGATAACTCCTGCCTTTTCCAGAACCCGGTTCACGATATGGATCATCGAAACAGTCTGCAATCCAAAGACAAGGTCGTGTCGGAGTTTTGCGCTTTCAATCAACTGGCTCAGTCCGTCATAGATCGTTTCTGGGATAGAGATGGTCCGGGTCTTTTTGTTCTTCCCCTTAGTGATGGTGATGGTTCTCCCGGTCAGATCCACGTCCCGGACCTCCAGCTTTGCCAGTTCCCCTATCCGGAGTGGTCGAGCAAGAAGTAGCTGAATCAAGACCTTCTCCTTCCCCTTCAGATTGTCCATGTGATTCAGAATCTTCTCGACCTCTTCCTTGGTTAATTCCTTCTGGGGGGCTCTGGGGACATCTGCCCGGCCTTTGTAAGTTACGGTTTCCCACTGCGCCTTAAGGGTTCCCATGTGGTGCAGCCAGTTCATAAAGAGGGTGATGATTCTCAGGTGCAAGAGGCGGCTGGATGTCCTTAACCCCTTCAAGCTATTGAGATAGTCAATCACGTCCTGCTTGTCGATCTCGTTCACGTCCTGGCGGTTTTTCGAGATGAATGTGAGAAACCTGGGGACAACCATTTTCAGGCTGCGCAACGTGTTCTCCGTGGGGTGGCGCTCGTTGACGTAGGATGCCTTGAACGATTCGAACACCCCTTGGAAGCGGTCATAATGGGACTGTGGGGCCTGGGCCTCCTGGGCCTCCTGGGCCTCGGGTTGCAGTAGTAGGGCGGTGATGGCGTGGTTCATCGGGTTTCCTCCTTATCCAAACATGCTTAACTGGTTTTCGTTTCCGTTCTTCTTCCTCACGATCGCGGGTTTATCTGCCTTCTCCTGGTGAACCTGCTCGTACAGGGTGTACCACTTCTCGTCTTCGATAACCGTTGTCTCCTGCATCTGCGGGGGTTCTGCGTGGCTGTCTCCTATCCTCTCGTACTCGAACGATACCGGGGTTTCCACTTCCCCGCTGATCGCTTTTGCAAGAGCTAAGAAATCCCCTCCGGCGCGTAGAACACGGGCGGTCTTGTCGAATCTCACTTTGCCATCGATCGCGTTGGAAATCGCCTGCTTTTTAGCGTGGATGAGATCGAACATCTTGAAATCTATGTTCTGGTCTTCGTCTGTCCAGTCGATCAGGAGATACCAGCACGTCACGGGCTTGTCCTGGCCTGTCCTGTGCGCCCGGTCCTCTCCCTGGTCGGTGCTCTCCGGGCTGTACTCCACGTCCGTAAAGATCACATGGTTTGCGGCGGTGATGGTAAATCCCCGGTTCAGGACGTTCAGGCCGGCAATAATGCAGGTGATATCTAGGTCTTCCTGAAATCGCTTGATGTGTCTGAATCGGTCCTTCGTCTGCACGGTCGAGGGGATGAAGATATGGTTGATGCCTCGGCGTTCAAACTCCTGGTGTAGTGTGAGTTGCATTTCCCGGAGTGCGGAAAATACGATTGTCTTTTCCCCTTTGGCTCTGGCCTCTGCGGTGATTTCGATTGCCTTCCGGATCTTGACGTTATCCTGCGGGTAGATCCTAGGGACGGTGGCCGCGAACCTCATAGACCACAGGGCTTTCGAAATGACACCCATGTTGATCTCTTCCTCTGGCTTTCTCATTTCCCGGTCGATCTTTTCCTTTGCGTTACTGGCTGCAATCCCGTACTCGGTCGCGTGTGCGGGGTCCAGGGGTAGGGCCATAATGCGCCGGTACTTAGGAGGGAGTTTCACCATATCGTCTTTGAGGCGGCGCACTGCGAACGCTGCAAGGATCTTCCAGAACCGGTTCAGGTTAGAGACCTCTGGTAATTCCTTTTTGCGGCCTCTTGAAAGTGTGTCCTCAAACTCGATTGACTTGAATTCGAACGTGCTGAACTCTTCCGCAAATAGCTTGCTTCCTCTCCTGTCGAACCGGTACGGGAACAGTGGGTTGTTATGGTGGGCCACATATCCAAGATTGAAAAAGGTGTCTGTGATGTAGCCCTTCATCAATGTGCCGGTCAATTCCAGTCTGCTCTTGGCGTGGAGGGCTCTGACGGCCTGGCCGCGAAAGCTGGATTTCGATTTTGCCTGCTGGCTCTCGTCGATAATCACTGAGCGAAACAGCTTGTTGATTCTTCGGTATGCGGGGTACTGCTTCAGCTTCGACGAATAAGTGTATGCGCTGTACCCGCATTTCAAACACTGTTCCCCGGTCCATTCCTCCTTGGCCTTGCACTTCGGGCACTCCCTTTGCAGGGATGAATATTCAGTATTGCACTGCTGGCATGTCCGGCCTCGGTTCCCCTCTACCCGGTGGCGCTCGTTCCCGTCCTTATCGTATTTAACACAGGTCCAGGGGTCATATACCTTGCCGGTGTCAAGGGATAGGAATTCATAGGATGTGATGTAAAACGTCGTTCCGGGTGATTCGGTTTTACTGTCGATGGCCTGTAGTAACAGGTCAATCGATTTATGGTTGGTTAATCTCTGGGCCTTAAATCCAAACTTCTCGGCCTCATTGGTCCAGTTGTCTACCAGCGAAGATTGACAGACAACCAGAACTCGCTTGACGTTGCGGACGGCGTGAAATGCAAGGGCCGACACGCTCTTACCCCCTCCCATATCGTAACCGATGTACGCGGATTTTGTCTTTGTGAGGATCCGTGACAGGTCTTCGGCTTGGTAGTCGAACTCAGGGGTAAAAACATGTGGATACGTTTTAAGAAGTTTTGCCTTCCATGCCTTGACCTGCTCGGGCCTCTCGGTCATGATGTCGTTCACTACTGGTAAATCAAATGCTTCTAAAAAAAGAGCTACCTCCATTGGCTCGGGTTCCCTGAACTCGCGGTTACCCTGCTCGGTGTCCACGGAGATTGACAGAAACCCGCGGTCGATCTCGGTCGTGATGGTCTTCTGCTGTTTGCCTTCTCCGATAACCTCAATCCCGGCGCACTCCTTTTGTCGTACCCATGATGGCTTCAGGTGGTAGGCCTTCCCCTTCTTAAAGAGGATGACGGGGTTTTTGCCCTGTCCATTATCCCGGTGATCCTGTCTGTACTCGTTGTCTTCCGTGATGTCATAAACGTCGGCCTTCGCCGTGTACTCTCTCTCGTCGAAGTAGGCAAGTAACTGGTGGTCCTTCGGGGGGTAGATCGGGATGGATAGCAGCTTGAATTTCTCTTGTAGGGCGGCAATCTTCTTCCGGGCTGTATCTGTGACCGTCACATTGTAACCGATCGCCGTCAATATTTCCTCAGCCTTCTCTACTCCACGCTTACAGAGTGCGGGGGCCTCAAGGAAAGCGTCTTTGATCCCGGTCGGCTTTCCTACCACGGGGTTGTAAAATCTCAAAGTTTCATTATAGAAGTCCATCATAGCAAGGCTGGTCGGGTCGGCCTTTACACCCCGGGCCGTGATTTCAGCATTTGTTGAAACTGGCATCTCAATCAGGTTGTTCAAAAAAGGTACGGCGGTTTCGTGGTCATAGAGGTTATATGCGGGGATGCCCAGGGCCTGGGCAATTGGCTTCCATGCCTCAATCACCTTTTGCTCTAAAAGCGGGTCTGTTGCGTCCAGTTCGATCGGTTTAAGGGATGACCTGTCATGCCCATACCCCTTCCGCGCCGCAGCCACAAGGTCAACCTGGACGTCAATGCCGTATTCCTCCTTAAACAGTCCGTTCAGGGTTGCCCGAAAGCACACGGTAAAATTATGGTACAGGTACTGCCGGAGCGAGCTGTCTTTGTCGTTGGTGAATGAGCTGGTAGGGATGATTGCAAACATCCAGCCGTGACCTTTAAGCGCCTTGTGACAGATTTGAAGGGTGGCGTTCTGGCTCTCGATGTTCTTTGCGTAGGACAATCCTTCAAACTCAAATGGCGTGTCTTCCTGGCTCCACAGGATACCGTAGGGCGGGTTGGTGACTACGATATCGAAAGAGGATTCCAGGTACTGCGCGTAGTCCAGAATTGAGCCGGGCCTGACGGCTTCCTTTCCCAGAAGCTGCTTTGCCTTGTCGCTCTGCTCTTTGTCCAGTTCTACCCCGACAACCCGGGCCTCCTTGCGTTTGAACGGATAGAGCAGGCGTCCGGTTCCGCATGTGGGGTCAAGGACGTGCAGGAGCTTGATGCTTTCCGGAGTTGGCAGGAGCAAGGCTACCATGGAACACAAAAGATTCGAGACGCGCATATTTGTAAAATATTGTGCGTGGCGGGAAGCGGACCATCGGCGGAACGACAAATCATGGTTTGCCGCGCGTCCCGTGTCGGTCAATATCTCTTCGGCTTCGGTCATGGGTTCCTCGCTCTGTATCGGTCCTGGGTGCGGTACGTCCCAGTGTTTGAATTTGTTGGAGTGGTAAGCCATGGGTTTATTCCTCTGACTGAATGCTTTTCCAAATTGTAATGGTTCTCGTTGTACCTAAAGGCGGGATGGTCGTAAACAGTAAAACCCGATCCTGCTTGTCGTGGACCGTGCAATGATCGTTCGGGTAAATCCAAAGAAACATGCGAAATAAGATTTTGAGAATGATTATTTTCATGGGTTCCTCGCTTTCCTTTTTTTACGATACTTCCACCTCAATGTATTCCGCTATTTCGGATTCGCAATTTTCATCATAAATCAGGTTGTGACGTCTGTGGGCTGTCAGAAAGTCGTATAACGCTTTTACATTCTGTGGTGCTATATAAATGTATCCTTGACCACTGTGGCTCTGAGCGATCCATAGATGTTGTTTGCAGTCTCTACACGCTATGGAATAGGTGGTAGACATGGGTTTATTCCTCCTGTTTATTCTCTGTGTCCGTCGTAGATCTCTATTGATAGAGGGTCCACGTCCAGGATGATGAGTTCTTCGCATGCCCGTAAAAATGTGATCAAATCATCCATAGTAGTTATTTCCATCTCCGGTTCCCCGCTGATTTCGTATTCCTCGACGTGTTGCCGGGATGGCTGAAATAAAAAACCAAATCCCTTTAATTTCTGGATCTGTTCCCGATCATCGTAGGTGTGGCATGTGGTACTCAATTTAAATCGCATTATTCCCTCCGTGGTTCCGGTACTCCCGGTATAGTTATCCTTGACAATTTAAACTGGGATTGACAAGTTACCGGGTTTCTGGGTTAGTCGCTGGCTATTCACAGGCATGTCCTAACCCATACTCCCCGGCGTAACACGGTTTCGGGGTCCCGTGGCCCCCTAAAACGTGTCGTAGTCCGTTCATAAGGTTGGCTATCCTCTTAAATAACCCGGACGGTGTTATATGCTTGGGTGGCGGCATCCCCATTATACAAATAATCACCTGCCCACCCTTCCGGTGTGCGCTCTGTCCAATCGTCGTCAATTGCGTCTTCCGTGTCCGGTCTCACAAGGATGGAACAAAACTCGTTGGCAAAGTTACGCAGGTCGTCTCTATAGAGCTTATACCCATCGTTAACCAACTCTTGCAACCAGTCGATGAGGGTTGCGCGTCGGTTATCCTCGTGATCCTGATTGTTAGGGCTGTCTCCCTGCGTTACCATGTCCGACATGCCCATCTGGTCCCATACCTCGCTGGGAATATCATCTGCATCAATGCCATCCATCAATACCCGGCGGCCCTCGTATCGGATAGACTCGGCAATCTGGTCTTCTCCGACATACAGTACCTGACCCTCCCAACACTCGTCACTGTTTGCGCCGTCCTGGATGTCGTCCCCATCGATATGCCAGTCAAAAGAGCATCCACAATTCATCGCATATTTAATCTCGTATTCGCCTGCCTCAATTTTCTGGATGATTTCTTGTGCGGTCATAGTCTTATCCTCCTTTTTTTCTCAGATTTTACGCTCTCAAACCAAACAAGTCAACTGCTCGGTCATAGTCCATCCTGTACGGGCCAACCTCCACGGATAACGCGGATACCTCGCTGTTGCCGTGGTCCTGCCGATACTCCACGTCTCCCCGGCGTATTGGCTTCCAGTCGTCAAGAGCCTTCCGGAACTGGGCGGGCGTGGGGCTCAAATTGTAGGCATCCCGCAAAAAGTTCAGCATCAAAAACGTGGTGCCCCGGGGTGTCATACCGATAAAGTACAGCCGCTTGGTTTTGTCCTGGGCCGGGGGCTCATAGTCGAAATACTTGTCCAGGTACGCGGTGTAAACGTTGTGCTCCGGGCCTTTGGTCTTGATCAGGGTCCAATCCTGGTCCGGTAGGTCTTCTTTGTGCAACGGGGTCCGGCCTGCGACCTGGATAAAGATCAGGTTTCCCCGGTATCCGTCATGGTCCCGGTAGCCGCGAATCAGGAAGTATTCTTTCCCGTTTATTATAATGTAACGTTTTCCTTGGTGGTCGAAGGGTTTCATGATAATTGCTCCTTCTCCTGTTGCTTTTGCTGCTCGTGGAATTTGCGGATCTTCTCTCGGGCCTGCTGCAAACATGGGTCACAGAGTCCGCTCGTCACGGATCGATCTTCATAGGGTTCTTTCTCTCCCATAATAATTTTGCATTCACAGCATTCCCGAATCATGATGATCACCTCCCGGCGTGTAGGGGGGCCGCTGCAATCCAGACCCTTACAGATGCACTGCCACGTTGCTTCTTAGTCTTAATGCGTTTCTCTGCTGCGGCCTGTTGCCAAATACCGTTTGTTGTGTTTCTGCTGTTTGTATCTGCATCACACGAGGCGTGATAAATCGCCCCCAAAATCCAATAACGGGTGTCTGAGTCCATCGCCGCAAGCCTATCTCTCAGCGTTTTCTCCGTACTCAAGCGGATATATTCTTGTCCTGCTCCATGCCTTACGTAGAGATACAATCCCCCAAAACGAGCCATTACAACCCGGTAGTGGTATGAGTGTGAATCTAATCCTCCACATCTCCCGGGTTCGTCGTGAAGAAGCATGTCACCCTCTTTTAAATCTGGGGGGTGTACAGGGTATACTCCCGTTGATTTACCGTCCCACGAGTATCCGAAGTGGCCGTTAATATTTGGATGGTCGCAACAACACATGGTCTTTTCTCCTTTCTTTGTTCCCTGTTACTCGATCCCGGCGTGTAGGATCAATGACATGATGATCCACGTCCACAAAAGGGTTGCAAAAATCGACAGGATAATGTCTCGTATGGTTTCCTTCATGGTGTTGGTGCTCCTTCCTCTCTGCTGATAATGAGCAGGGACATTAGGACGATCCCGCAAAATCCACCTATCATCAGACCAACGATAAAGAGCCACATGTCTGATCCTCCTTTCTCAGTCCGTATGCTGCTTTTAAAAAGCAGGTCCAGCATTCCACGGGTATGATGCCTTCGTTGTCAAGGATCGCTACCGATGGTTGACAACATGTAGGGCACGGGTTGTCAACAACTTGGGTTGGTCCATATGCTGTGATCATGGGTTCACCTCGATGATCCCGATGGCTTTCAGTTCGTCCCGGGTTCCAATGTACCAGTGATTGTCGTAAATGGATCGGCCATAACAGAGATGGTGGTGTCCCTCAGACTGTAATTCTGACAGGATGTTTAAGGCTCTTGCCTGCGTCGTGCATTTCCACATAGCGTTCCTCCCTTCATTTCAGATTTTTCAACAGTTCCAGCAGTGCCTTAATGAGTGCCTGCCGTCCTTTCATGTCCAGGTTTTCGGGTGTGATCTTCCGGAGCCGGTCAATCAGGTGGCTTACTGGGCTCGTCTTGCCCCCTCGGGGTTGGCGGGGGAAAAGGATTTGTTGGGCCTCCCGGGTGGTGATTGGCAGGATAGAGTTAATGGTGTCAGTGGTGAGCTCGCCCTTGCATCGGGATAGCAGGCGGACCTTAAACACTCCAAGTTGGTCCCAAAACTCCAGGATGATCGGGGTCGAGTGGGCCTTTAAGAGAGATTGGGCGTGTTGGTAGCTATAACCGATCTGGTTTTCAATGTACTTCTTCCAGCCAGCCTTTTTCCCACGTCCGGAAAAATATTGGTCCTTTACCTGGGAGAGTAGAGCCGCAAATTCTTTTGATGTCTTGGTTTCTTGGCGTGCCAGTCGCTTGAGGGTATCTGTCGCCATGTCAAAAGTAACATCGATATTACCATTACCCATTTCAATCAACTGGCCTTTTGCTTCATAAGGCGGTTTCTCTTCCTGCGGGTCCGGGGGTAGCTCGGCCTGATTGCTCTTGTCTCCGGCCTCGTCTGGCGCGGGGGGGGCAGAATCCCCACTATCCCCATGGGAATTGAGGTGGGCGGGAAGGGGGGCGGCGGGTTGCCTCTCCCTTCCCTCCGGGGCTGGGGGTGTTCGGGGGCTTGGGGTGTGGTGTGGGGTGGGTGCCTCGTCGGTGTAAAATGATTTCCTGGGCTTCCTGGTCTTGCCAACAGCTCGGGCCTTCTCGGGGTTGGCCTCGGCGCATTGTGAGAAGAAATCCCATTTACAAAGGTTCGGATCGTCCAGAATGCAATGCTGTTCGTTGTGGTCATCGTTGATACAAAATCCTCGAGTCGTGCTGTGGGTCGGGGGAAATGTAAAAGGCTGCATGTCTGGTGCCTCCGTGGTTACAGGTTGTCTAAACTGTTCCCGGTGTTTGTGTTCAGGGCGTTCAATTCATCGAGTCTGCGGGTCTGCCAGTCGTTCAGTTGGTTGGGGTGGCAGGATAGCAGGCTTATCCGCTCTCGGTACAGGGAGCGGTGTAGAAGAAAATAGTACGCGTCCCGGTGTAGTCTCTCAAGGTCTGTCCAGTCCTGGCCTGATAGGTGTAACATGGTTTGCCTCTCTGCCTCGGTGTTATGTCGGGCGCGTCGGTTGTGATTGGAGGGTTAAGCTGGTTCGGTGTAAATAAATAGCCGTTGGGCTGCTTCCTCGGCGGTGAATGAGTACACGGACCCTTGCCAGCCTTCGTTAGTGACCTGCCAAAGTCCCTTGTTGTCGTCATCCCATCCCATGAATTCAACGGTGAATGAGCCTCCCATGTGGCTCGAAATACTGAATGTCTCCCCCTCCTTAATATTCCCTTGGGCATAGCGTTCGGGGCCAAAGTGTTTCCGGTCTGGGTGTGGTGATATGGGTTCACTGGTTACCGTAATTTTGATCTGTCCCGTGTTCAGTTTTTCTTCGTAATTGAGTTTGGCGCGGATCCACTTCTCTACTCTGGCGGCGACTTCCGGGGTCAACCCGGTTTTGTATGTCTCGTACCAGTCAATCGATTCCTGGGCGGTCGTGTACTCGTCCAGGGCTGCCCACGTGACATGTCCCTCTTCGTTCAGGTACATGCAGCCGGCCAAATAGGCGTATGTGCTCGCCTTGGGTTTGTTCCAGGGTTCTCCGGCGCATTTGGGGTTGGTGGTCTGTGAGCAAAACCGGCTTCCCTTCTTCGGGTGGTGTTCCAGCCAGTACCGGATTTTGCAGCGGAGCCGGAACCCATACGGGTAGTCATTAACGAGGTGGGCGGTCTCTGGTGACGTGTGGCCTGACAGGATTGCGGTGATGACGGGTTTCTTCTGGTCCATGGTGTTTCCCTCCTTGTTGGGTTTGGGGTTAAGCTGCCTGTAGCCGTTCGGTGATCTGGTTTAAAAGGCTGTCGTTATGCCTGGCGTACCAAAGGCTCTGAAATTTGCTCCATCTGAAACCGTTTGCTTTGAGATAGTCAATGACCTCGGGTGCTGGCTTGGAAGGAAATTTTACTTCAATGCCGTTCTTCTCTTCGTTCTTCCGGATTGATACGTCTCCTGTGGATACCTCGGGCGGCGGGGTCTGTGTGGGGTCTGGCGGGGTGTAAAAGCTGGTTTCTTGCATAGCGCGGCTTATCATCCGGTCTTTTTCAAAATCTCCGCTTTTGTGGCTCCCGTATTGGGTGAAGGTGATCTGGATTCCAAAGTCTTCGGCAATGCGGGAAATAAAACCCTGTGAATACTTCCGGTTTTCAAAAACATACTTCGCGCCACCAAAAAGATGTGGGAATACCGACTGGTTGTATTCGTAAAGGTCTTGCATGCCGTCAAAGTGTCCCTCCTGGTACTTCCCGGTGATCTCCTTTTTGCTTCTTTTAGGGGTTACAATCCTAACTCTGCCCTGGCCTGTGTGATCTTCGTACCCTCGTAGATCCTACCGTTACAGGTGCATTTCATCGATTCCAGATGTCCACAGCGGACCACAAGCCCATTGACAACCCAGCACTGGAGATCGTAGTCGTAGCCGTTCTGGAGCTGCCCTGCCTTGTACTGGTTGGTAGATTTTCTCATTTCCCTTTTCCTCCCTTCCTGTGTCTCTCCTGATTTACCCTTAGTAAATGCAAGTTATGTACCATAATTTAACTGTCAGTAACTTTTTTATTTCTCAATATTAACTGGTAGTTACGAGCTGCTCAGGAAAGGCCGCTTGTGAAGGATGTTCGTTATTGTAAGGAATTCCGACACATGTTTTACTGTCAAGCTGTTTTGTTTAATGATTACAGCATTGTACCTTATGTTTCACAATGTGTCAAGTTTCTTTACAACTTTACACTACTTTACAGTTCTGTGTGGGTATACTATGGGGATATGTGGAGTGTTGCACGTCGTTAAACAGTAGTCGGTGGCGGTATCTGGGAGTTGGTAGTATATGGCTTGCGGGGGGAACTGGTTGTGGACGCCGATGGAGCGCAGCTATATCGTAGCTGTGTTTAGTGTTGCATAACGTTAAACAGTAGGTCTTGAAATCGGTCAATCATAAGGGCCGATCGCCCGTCCCAGAGCATCCTGGAGCGTCGTTTTGACCGGTCCCACTATGCCAATTTTAGGGTGATGACAGATTATATCCTATAATTTGATTTATTGATTTTACCCTTATGATTTCGCATACTTACAACACCATACCCGTATTAATCCCCCGGTCATCCGGGAAACCTTCAGAGGGCAGTCCTCCTATTTTTCTATTCATACGCCCAAAACTTCAACCTCTTTTTTGACTTTCCGTAACTCATTAAAATTACTATTAAACCATACCATGAACAAATCCATAACTATTTTCCAACCATCAACGGCACGTTCAAAACCCCGGTCTTACCGCCTGATGGCATCCAGTGATCGCACAGATGGTAAGACGTGTCCATTCACAACCCACTTTCCCGGTTTCCGGCAAAGATTGGTCCAGAAACCCTTGATTTTTACCCGGGTTCGGTCTTACAATTTCCTCCGGGTGAAGTTTAAACTTGACAAAAAAGCCTGAATCTGGTAAAAGAATTCACTGAGAGTTAAGAAAGCCTAGGAAAAGTGCTGGTGTAGAAGGGAGGGAGGTGATTTGTATGTAGACTGATCCCTGAGAATCAAAAAAAAATACAAAGGAGCTTTTCTAATGCCACGCAAACCCAAGACCCCCAAGTCAACCTTGCAACACAAAAAAGAAAAGTCAGACACGGTTATCTGTAGTCATACCGCCTGCGAAGTCGATCTCTGTAGTCATACAACCCCACATTTCCGATACTGAACCTGCCACAAGACACTCGTGAAGTGTTCGTATACTGGTAGGAAGGTCATCTGCAAAACGGTGGTGTAGGGGGTTATTCAAGGGTGAAAGATGGACCAGCTTTTCAGATGTACTCGGATCTTTTTTATATCGACACGGCTGAGTGGGATCCTTATGCAGTGGGGATGTATACGAGGATGTTACTTTGCCAATGGGCCAACGGAAGTGTCAGTGCTAACGAGAAAGAATTGATGCGTATCACGGGTTCGTCTCAATATTTTTTCAAGAAATTTTCAAAAGAAGTGCTACAGAAGTTCATTCTCTCAGACGACTTGCGTTACAGAAATCCGAAGATGGAAGAGGTCAGGGAAAAACAACGTAAGTATCGGGAATCACAATCTGAACGCGGTAAAAAGAGTGCCCAGAAAAGATGGGGTAGTCATGTAACCGGCGTTATAACACCGGTTCAACCGGCGTTAATACCGGATTGTAACTCTTCTTCTTCTTTAAAAGAAGAAATATATAAAGAAGAAAAAAACGTGTACGGTGAATTCAAAAACGTGAAGCTCACCGATGAGGAATTCAAGAAACTCACCGACCGTTTTGGGGAGCATGGGACACGTGACCAGATAGAGAATCTTTCTCAGTACCTTGCCTCTAAGGGAAAGCAGTACAAGAGTCACTACGCAACCATTTTGAATTGGGAACGCAAGAATGGTGGAACCAAGCCCACAAAGTCAACCTGGTGAAATCGACTGGCAGGCCTTTTACCAAGAAGGGATTGACGATCGCATTGAGTACATCCAATTTATCCACCAAGAGAATAGGCTCTTCCAGGAGATCCGGGAAAAGCATCAATCTGAATGGCAGATTGCCATTGCCTGTGAGGAAATCCTTTTCGAAAACGCAAGGAAGATCCAGTACCTGATGGAGCGCATAGCGAATGACCGGAAAGAACTTAATCGAACACAAACCAAACTGGGCTGAATACACCGGGGAAGATCAGGTCATTTCTTCTCAGGAGATGTATTTGCGGCTCAAAGAGCAACCCGATGCCTTGGTCAAGGTTAAAAGCAATATTCCATCCCTTGATGCAGCGATTGAGGGATTTCAAGATGGTGAACTCATTACGGTGTCGGGTCCAACGAAATCCGGGAAAACCTTGTTCTGCCAGTCCTTAACCGTCCAGTTTATGAAGCAGCAATATTATCCGCTCTGGTTCTCGTATGAAGTGCCTGCCCGGCAATTTCTGAATCAATTTCACACCCTCCCCATGATATATATGCCCGCCAAACTCAAGGCTCATGCCTTGCCATGGTTCAACGATCGCGTGCTCGAGAGTTTTGCAAAGTATCGTACGAGAATTATTTTCATCGACCATCTGCATTACCTGATAGACCTTGCCAAGATTCGAAACCCATCGATCGAGATCGGACAGATCATCCGTCAACTCAAAACGCTTGCGGTGCAGGGCCAGTTTATTATTTTTCTCTTGTGTCATACCACCAAGGGGGCCAGTGACGATCACCTCTCCTACGAGTCGATGCGAGATTCTTCATTTATTGCTCAGGAGTCAGATTCCGTGTTGATGATCAAGAGAACACCAAAGGCTGGTGAGTTTACGGCGCGGTTACGGGTGGAGTTTCACCGACGTACAGGGGTTTTAGAGAAGGTGGTCAACTTAATGAAGCATAAGGGGTATTTGGTTGAAGTGATGGAAGGAGAAGAAAATGAAAGTAGGCCGTAAATCAATCCTCTTTGGTGTCCATCAATTCCTCATTCATCCCGTCACCGTTTTCCTGGCATGGGTGTGGTTGTACCGATCCCTGCCAAACTGGAGGGAAATGGTCTGTATCGTCATGCATGATTGGGGATATTTTTTTATGGATTGCGACAACATGGATGACGAGGCCGGCGAGAAGCATCCGGAATGGGCGGCAGGGGTCGCCTACCGGTGGCTCGGGGGCAGGTACTACCGTCTCTGTCTGTTTCACTCCCGTCACTACGCAAGGACGGCCGGAGTTGAACCATCGAAGCTCTGTTGGGCAGATAAAGCGTCAGTCCTCTTCGAGAAATGGTGGACCTATCTTCCCCGGGCTTTGTTGAGCGGAGAGTTGATGGAGTACAGGTGGAACGCTCATATAGCAGGGTTGATTCACTGGAACCATTCAAACCGGGAATGGTTTGAATGGATCCAGGAGAAGTTTCAGAAATTAGCACAGGAGCAGAGGGGTGATGCGGTGCCGTACATGAGCTGTGTTTGAGGCCGGAGGAGTGTGGGGGACCCTGTGATTGAGCTTTTTTAACGAGGACTGCATGGAGGGGATGAAGCGTTATCCCGACAAGTACTTTCAGCTTGCCATTGTGGACCCGCCGTATGGAGAGGCTTGTAATATATCGAGCGGAGGGGGAAGCAATACGAAGTCTCAAGTCAAATTTCACCAAGCCTATAAAGAAAATAGCAAAAAGTGGAATGAGGTACCCAATGAACAATATTTCAAAAATCTTTTCAGTGTAAGTCAGAATCAGATAATTTTTGGGGGGAATTATTTTGTATTGAGGCCGTGCCGATGTTTCATCGCATGGGACAAAATCCGAGCTGTTGAAAACTTTTCTCAGGTCGAATATGCGTGGACTTCCTTTGACTCACCGGCCAGGCTTTTTAGGTTTTGTGGAAATGCAGGATTCATTGTGTCTATTCAGGACGAGAAGATACATCCAACCCAGAAGCCAGTTGCCCTTTACAAGTGGCTTCTCAAAAACTACGCCCATGACGGCGACAAGATCCTGGACACCCATCTCGGTTCCGGCTCAATCGCCGTAGCCTGTCACGACATGGGCTTTGATTTGACGGGTTTCGAGATCGACAAAGACTATTTTGAGGCGGCCAAGAAGAGGCTGGAAGATCATTATGGGCAGGAACGGTTCGACTTTAGGAGGCCACCCCGTGAAAAAATGGATGCGGGGTACAAAAGTTTAAGGAGGGCAAACAATGGTCGATAAAAAAACAGCAAGTATCGGTGAAGGATTTTGGGCTCTCGTTGATCTGTTCGGGCATACCCGGGTGGCGGGGTTTTTGAGTGAAACAACGATCGGTGGTTGTGCATTTGTGAGGGTTGATACCCCTGCCGTCGAGGACTCCATGGCTGTGACCCATCTCTACGGGAATGGTGCGATCTACTCAATCACCCCTGTCTCGGAAGAGGTGGTCCGTCTCTTTGTGCAGCGGTACAAACCCGAGCCGATCAGCGTCTACATGCCGGAGATCAAGCAGATTGCATCAAAACCTGAACGGCCGGTGGGGGCTGGCCTTGATGATGACGAATACGAATATCGCTAATCCCAAACGGGTCCCGGCAGCAAATCCCGGCGGCGCAAACGGGCTGGAGGGGACAGGGAAAACTGGGATAGTAAAACTAACCCGGCCAGCCAAATTAAAATCAAGGAGGATACAGTTATGAGAAAATCGTTTTTGATTATCGTAATGGTGATGGCAGGCATACTTTTTGGTGGTTTTATGGAAGTGCAGGCGCAGGAGACGCCCCCGGCCGCCGTATCGACATCTCCGACACCGCCACCTGTATCGCCCAAGGAGTTCCTTCAAGTGAAAAAGGATCTTGCATCAGAACAAGTGATGCGCCTGGAGATGCAGTTGACGCTGATCCAGAACCAGTTTCGGGAACGGAGCCAAGACCTGACGGCGGCGCGACAGTCGTTGAAGGCTCTGACGGCACAGCTACAGGCCATAGAGAAACAGGAAAAGGAGGAAAAGGACGCCAAGGCCAAGGGGAGTAGAAAACCTACTTCCAAGTCTGAGGCCAAACCTGAACCTCAACCCGCAGTGCCGGAGAAAAAGTGATGGTACTCACTCTTTCCAGTCTCCAGCACGCCATTGCAGAATCCGAATCAGACCCTTTACGGGACCTGACCTGTGTGATGGGCTACGAGTTGGGACACCGCAAGACAAACCTATGGCGCGTGGATGATACAACCTACGTGGTGACGTATATGGACTACGAACATTTGGAAAACTGCAAGGCCCTGGTGTGTCTGGGGTACGCGCACGCAAGGGATATTCACGATGGTTGTATTGAGAGAATCAGGGAATGGATGAATTAGGAGTCGGCAAGTTTTGAAAGGGGTAACGTATGGCTGCTAAGAATCTTGTTATCATCATCGGATACCTCGGGCGAGACCCGGAAGTGAAGTGTCTTCCAGACGGCGCTACGGTTACAAACTTCTCGGTAGCCGTCACGGAGAAACGGAAGGATAAAGATCCCCTGACGGAATGGGTGAACATTGTTGCCTGGGGGAAGCTGGCTGACATATGCGGTCAGTACCTCGTGAAGGGTTCCCTGGTCTACATCGAAGGCAAACTCCGGACCCGTAGTTGGGAAAAGGACGGCACGAAGCACTACAAAACGGAAGTCCTGGCACAACAGATGCAGATGTTGGGCGGTAAGGGCGGGAACGGTGGTAATACTGCGGGCGACCATGGCGGGGCACCGGATGATGACGTGCCTTTCTAACGGAGGACAAGATGAGATACGTTGATCGTTTCTTGAGTCTGAGTTGCAGTGGGGACGTGATGAACGCCTGTGGCCTGATTAACAAGCCCTCCAAGGAGATCACGGAGTCCATGGGTATGATCCGGCTGCTCAAGCCTATCGTCCTTGCAGACCCGGACAAGCAGTTCACTGTCATCGACCTCTGCGCGGGGAACGCTCTGACGAGCGTCCTGGCTGTGCATCTCTTCAAGAATGTCGGGGCGCTGGCCGTGGACATTGCTGTGCGCAAAAGGCATTACGATGCTGTGAAAAAATTCAGGTACGTCAACGCGAATATCTTTGACGCATCCTTTACGGAGATGGTGAAGGGACCCCACGGAACGGACCTAATTTTTATCGCTGTCCATCCATGTAAGAACCTCGCAAAACGTGTTGTGGAACTCTATTTGGCCTCCGCTGCGAAGCACCTCATCTTGATGCCGTGCTGCCGGGATAATATTGCGTGCGAGTACCCGGCGTTATTAAAAGAAAAGCTCGGGGGATACATGCTCTGGTCGTACCACTTGGCGAAGATTGCGAATGGGAACTTCATCCAAGACAAAAACGTTATGAGCAGTTGCAACGCGATCGTCACAGCGCACAAGGAGTAGATATGGACACTTTTACTATCAGTCCGACAGATCAATGCCCCGCCTGCAAGAAGAAGTTGGTCAACTTGAACAAGGAGTGGGGCGGGATACTCAAGGACACCAATAGCGGGGGTGTGATTTGTAAATGTGGGTGTATTTACGTGCCATGGTCGCACTTACAACCACTGGTGCAGAAAATCAAGTCGCCTATTATCCAACCCGCAGATTCACCTGAAGGGAGGTTAATCAAGTTATGATTTGTACATCATGCGGAGTGAGTTACCTGCGTCAAGGACCATGCCCTGTATGTGCGGTGAAATCGGTAGAACCCGTACCACGGGATTGGTCGCAAGGATGGAAGCCCTGTTTTATCAGCAAGCGTCAGGAATTCGACAAGGAAGTGGTGAAGCATCATTTGCTCGGTAAGGACATGAAGGGCCTGTACCGGATCTGGTGGGTTTGGCGGCTGTTCGATATGATCCCCATTTACAGGGTGCAAGACCCCACATGCTTGTACCAGAACATCCAGCCACAACCACAACCTACGGGGTTGCTGGCAAACCTGAATTAGGAGGTGTAGTAGCACATGGAACACGTACTGCACGATAGCGGAAAACGTGAGGAGTTTGCCACGGGGGCGAAGCGCGATACCAGAGAAGGTAAGGGACGTTTCGATCTTATCAGCCCGATCGCATTGCGTAGACTGGCACTCGTATATGAGAGGGGTGCAGCCAAGTACGATGACCACAACTGGACCAAGGGAATACCGATGTCCCGCTGTCTGGATTCGGCCTTGCGTCACCTGAACCAGTACAAAGAAGGGAAGCGTGATGAAGACCATCTGGCTCAGGCTGCTTGGAACATCTTTGCTATGCTTCACTTCGAAGAATTACGGCCGGACCTGAATGATCTGCCAGTTTATGTTGACAATAATACGTGGGTGTGTAGCCAGAACTTCATTCTCAGTATTGTGCCGGACACTGCGACCCCTGTTCTGGATACTGATGACTTTTAGGAGTGGCTTTTTTTTGACATTTCACTTAACTGGGAGTAAATTAATTTCATGAACGCTCTCGAAACTATTTACGAAAAACTCATGGCGTGGATCGGTCACACTAACATACCTGGGCCACGCAAGAAGGCATTGGATAAGATTCTTGAGGAATTATCCGACGCGGCCAAAGCCTTCACTATGGACATTGACCGCAGCTCCCTCAAATCCTGTCTGGATGGGGTTGCCTTCCACAAAAACCTCACGTCCCAACACCTCAAAAACGTATACCTGCAAGTGCTCTCCGATATCGGTTTCTCGCAGCCCGAGATTGCGGCACTCTTCCGGGTTAGCCAGCAAACCATCTCCGGACGCTTAGAGAAACTCCGGACGGATAAGGCTTCACAGTCTATGCAGTGGGGGTTAAGCGCCGACATACCCGCAAGCCTGGAAGAAGTAGAAAAAATGGAGCCGGACGAGTTCATAAATTTTGCTATGACCGGGGCGCGGCGCACGATCACCCTAGCCGTCTACTCGAACAAGATAGACAAGAACAGCGTAGATGTGGCGAGGTCCCTCATTCTTGCCCAGGACCAAATAAAGCGGTCCGATACAGAGAAGATGTGGAAGCTCAACAAGCGCTGGCTACAGTTCTTTACCAGTGAGTTTGTGGTGCATATGACGAAGATCCTGGCACCGTTCAAGCTCAAGGTAGACGCTAAGGTACTGGTCGGAGAGGCATTAGAAGAGGGCTATCGTGACCTGTATAAGCTGTTTGTGCGGGCTCAGGAGCAACGTGAGCAGGAAAACGAAATGGACAAAAAGGTAAGGCAAGCCAAAAGGAGGGGGAAGTGGAAGAAACCTGTACAGAAAGTATCTGGCTCTATTGTTCTGAACGAAGGCGCAGAACGGCAAGAACTGTCTGCGACAGAACCGGATGCAAGCATGCCGGAAGCCTTAGAATAGTGGACGGGCATTATCACTGCCCCTACGTGTCGAAGGATGACCTGGAAGCAAGTAAACCAAGAAGGGGGAAGCATTCAAAAGCACAACAGGAGGTGTCCAGATGACGGGGTTGAGTAGCAGATTATCGGTGTTTGTCGTTGCTATGACGATCGTTATAGCTTTTGCGGTGACTGGCTTCGCATCTTCCGTGGAGGATTTACACAAAGAGATTCTCTATCCCACGGTACGGGTCAGGGCCTCGGGGGGGGTTGGGTCCGGGGTGATGATAGCCTCAAACAAAGTCCCAGGCGTTGAGGGATGCTTTGCGACCTATGTCTTGACGAATCACCACGTGATCGAAGGTGCCATTCAGATTCAGGAACAGTGGGACAGCCTGAAGAAGAAGATGATAAAAAAGGAAACTCGGGCAACGATTGAGGTGGAAATATTCAAGTACCAGAATATGAGTGTCTCTACGGGCACACTCTTGATTCAGGCCGATATTGTCGAGTGGAACAAAGAGCATGACCTGGCCATACTGAAATTACGGAGTGACGAACGGTGTCTAACCGTGAAGCTATTACCTGCGGATGCCGTCGAAAAACTCAGAATATTTCAGTCTGTCTTCGTCTGTGGTGCGGGGTTGGGTCGGTCCCCGTTTCCCACCAGTGGTCAAATCGCTTCCTTGAATGACGAAATTGAGAACTTACCTTACTGGATGCTGAACGCGCCAGCTGTGTTCGGGAACAGTGGCGGGGGTGCGTTTCTGGCTGATAGCAGGGAGTTTATAGGGATACCAAGTCGAATTGCGGTGACCTGGGCGAACTGGGCACCCAATGCCGTCTACCATATGAACTATATCATCCCAATATCCCGGATATATAAGTGGCTGACTGATACCGGGTGGGCCATGCTGTTCGATCCTAACGCTCCCGATCACGAGGCTTGGCTGAAGTCACAGAAGAAAGATGCAGAGAAGGAGGTGAAACATGGCGATTAGGGCTGCCACCTTACTGATCGGCTTGTGTATCCTGATCGCCGTAATTGGAAGCGGTTGCAAGGGTTCCCTTGACTCCATGGCGAACTATTCAGTGGAGGTTAAGGGGACGGATAGTGCAGGGCTTTCAACCTTCCTTATTGACCGGAAAATGATCGGGACGGAGTTAGACGTGTCTGATCCAGGGGTTGCTCGTCTCAAGTTCCTGATGCGTGACCGGATACAGATGGGTGACAAGATTCACACGCTGGATTGGGATATGACGATTCGGCTCCCAGAGGGTGCGGGGTTCAAGATAGTGAGGGCAAAGCAATGATCGAAGTTTTCTCTTCCGGTGGAGGCACTCAAAGCACGGCGATTGCGGCCCTGATCGTCCAAGGAAAATTGCCGAAGCCCGATATTGTGGTTATTGCAGATACCGGGCGAGAATGCGCTGCTACATGGAAATACCTTGATGCCATTGTCGAACCTGCCCTTTTGGGCGTGGGGATTCAAGTGCAGAAAGTAGGGCACGATTGGTACAAAGGAAGGCCGGATGGGAAGGACTGGCATGAGGGGGAAACGCTTCTTGTGGGGGCGTGGTCTGATCAAACCGGCAATGTCGGGAAGTTGGGTGGATTTTGTTCAGGCCGTTGGAAAGTCAGGCCGATAGATAGATATTTAAGCCGTCAACATTCAATTACTCGGAAACAGTACATAAAGTGGATCGGATTTAGTATGGATGAGTGGCGACGGGCACAACGAATAATGGTAACAGATGACGGTAAAAATGGACTTGTCAGACTCCCATTGTGTAAAGACTTTCCTCTTACCCGCCAACAGGCAATTTCGATTGTAGAATCAATGGGCTGGCCGACTCCTCCTCGGTCACGGTGTTGGATGTGTCCAAACCAGACAGATGATCAATGGAGCGAACTGAAACAAAATTATCCCGATGAATTTCAAAAGGCCATTGACTTCGAGAAAGAGATTCAAGAATTCGATCCTTATGCATGGCTCCATAAATCCTGCATCCCACTGGACAAGGTTGATTTCTCAAAAGAGCCTACGCTTTTTGATTCGGGTCTTTACTGTAATTCGGGTGTTTGTTTTGTTTAGGAGGAAGTGATGCGAGTCGAAGTAGAAACAACTTTCTGGGCAAAAATTTACATGAGTGGTTCTATAGCGGTTGCAGAGCAGGTATGCCGTGAGAGTTGCTACCATGAGGGGCTATGCGTCACCGTAGAACCCACGAAATTCATCTATACTGGCGGCGAGGAAACGGGGTTTGTTGTGGGGTTGATCAACTATCCGAGGTTTCCGCAGGATGCGAACACGATTATGGGGCGGGCACGACAACTCGCCCTCCTGTTGTTGGACCGAATGTATCAGCATTCTGCACTGATTATGACCCCGGAGACTACTGAGTGGTACACGAAGAGGGAAGATAAGTAATGCCGTTTCAATCTGAAGTACCAAAATCCATAGATCACGTCTTGCGCGTCTTCAGATCCCATATCGACGCCCTACAAAGGGACTTCTCGCTGACCTACGCTGAACGGGCCGTGAGGTATTATCGCTATCAGGGAAATCCTATCCAGTTTGCTGGGTTCGAGTGGCAGATTCAACTTCTGAACGACGATCACCCCCGCCAGGTAGATACGAAACGGTCTCAGGTGGGCGATACGTTTGTGAGGCTACTCAAGATTATCCTGTTCTTGGAGCAGTACGCCTTAATGCCGTACTACTATAAATCAGATCAGGGTATAGAAATGTCGAGGTTCCCTACCGTTATCTACACCCTGGAAACCAGCACCAAGGCCAGCCAGTTTTCGTCGGACAGGCTGGGAGATCTTATTCGGGAAAACAAGTTCCTCGAAGACTTATTGGAAGATGGGGAGATCGATCAAATCCAGTTAAAGAAGTTTGGCCGTGCCGGCCTGTATATTGGTGGTCGCCAAAACATAAAGGCCGTCACCACGGTGCCGGGTGATATCGTCGTCGGTGATGAATGGGACCGTACAGAGGATCGGCAGGTCGCAGAGCAGGCAGAATCACGGTTAAAGGCATCCCCATTCTTTCGGTCCAAGACACAGCGGGGCATGTTCCTGAAGTTTTCTACACCGGAGCAGTCCGATTGGGGGGTCTCGAAAGATTACGATGAACTGAGCGATCAACACGTATTTATGATCCAGTGTAGCCGCTGCAACCACTGGCAGGAGATGAGTTATCCCGAGTCAATGGGGAATTACTATGAAAAAGGGCATACCAGGAAGGGCGAGCCTTTTTATATGTGCCTTCATTGTCACGAAGAACTTGACTTTTCGGAAATCGGCAAGTGGCGTCCATCTGATCCCCTGAAGATTCATCGTTGCGAGTGGGTTCCGATGAGGAAGGAATATTACGACACGGTAACCCGCTACGGTGAGGGGGTGCGTGGCTATCGTATTCCTTGGGGGTATTCCTCTTCTGTTCATGAAGTAATGCGGGAACGGGACCAGAATTCAGTTTTGTATTTTCACCATCATACCCTGGGCATTCCTTACGAAGACAAGAAAAGTGGTTTGACGATAGACGTGTTTGAGGCAGCTAAAACCCCAGGTCTTCAGTTTGGGTATGAATCCGGATATGTGCATGTGATGGGGGTAGACCAGGGGGCCTACGCGACTGTGTGGCGGTTACGGCCACACACGAAATCAGAGCAATTCCCTATTGGTCAGTGGCAAGTAGTATGGGCCGAGTTTTCACCGGACAGCGAAGCGTTCAAGACATTTACGACAGGTAATGACGGCAAGATGTACCCGCAACCCGGGCGGCTCAACGAGTTAATGGAGAAATTTCATGTGGTCCTGTGTGTGGTGGATGCCGAACCCTCCGGAAATGATGCACACAATTTTCAACTCGATTACCTGAAGCCATCCCCGAAAGTGTGGGTAAACCATTCCACTATCGCAAACTTTGATGATCCTATGCTCGGTTTTAAGTGGACCGACAAAGAAAAGGAGCCGTCCGGTGAAGAGATATGGGTGGCGAAGATTGTGGAGGACAAGGCGGGTGCATTGGATGCGTATTTTAATTTTCTTAATTCGGGTGGCTTGGAAATTCCAGAGCATGAGGAAGAGATGGAGCAGGTCATCCAACAGCACATAAGCATCAAGAAGACCATAGAAGAAAAAATTGGGGCGCACGGGAAGAAGAAATACATGACGCATTACTACTGCGTTGGGAGCGGGGGCGATCACTTCGGAATGTCTGGCAAGTTCGCATTTCAAGCCGCGTCCTTGTATCACCGGGTTGATTATCTTAGCCCGATTATTGTAGTCGCCTCCGGGCAGATTTCCGGCATCCGCATGAAGGGACGAACATAGATGCCTGGGCACAGCAAGGCGACGTATTGGAAAAGGCGAAGGAAGGGACTGTGTGTCCAATGTGGAAAAGATAGGCATGGTTTTCCTCACGTTAGGTGTCAGAAATGCTATCAGTTCTTTCAATCGGCATCAAGGAGGCAAAAGCTACGTAGGAGGCAACAAGGTCGATGTATACACTGCGGGTGGCCCATGCATGAAGAAATGGACGCGGGGCACATGGGTTGTATAACTTGCCGAGAACATTCAATGAGGAGGTCATTTATAAATGCGAATTTTAGAGCAATATGTGCCTGATAGCTTTGAATTAGTCCTGGCTGGAGATAACCAGGAAGGTAACGTGTTGCAATACAAGAAGGGCTACCTTGCAATGATCCAGTACGTCTTGGAGGCCAAGAATCGCTTCCTGATCCATATGGGTGACGAGCAGGAAGCGTACTGGATCGACGATCCACGGTACACCCCGGAAACGCTCATCGAAGATCCTTTAGCACAGCAGAGGGTAGTCGAGGCTGACTTACGGCCAGTAGCGAAGGCGAGACGCCTTATCACGATACTTTATGGCAACCACACGCACAGGCTTTCCCCTAAGATCGGTGATATTACGAAGTTCACCTGCGAGAATCTCAAGGTACAATACGGCGGGTTCTCCTGTGTGGTCCACTTCAAAGACAAGCACGGGCTTTATTTTAAGGGATTCTTCACGCATGGGAAGAGGCTGATCCGGTCTATCGCCGATGACCCTGTACGCCGGTTGGCTAACGAGAAACTCCAACTCAAGCAGCACCTTAAAAACAAAAACGGCTGCTGTTCCCTGATGGCAAAGGGACACACACACAGGCTCATCGTTTCAGTGCCGGAGCCTACGCTGTACCTGGACACAGAGTTGCGTGGTCTGGAATATACTCCTCACATCCAAGAGCATTACACGGGGTATCCGGCTAACGTGGGGTATATTCATCCCGATGCACGTTGGTACGTGAATTCAGGTTCTTTCCTGAAAACATTCGGTGAAAACGTGTCCTCTTACAGCGAGATGGCCGAGTACGACCCTATAGAAATCGGTTACGCCGTGGTCGAAGTCAATCACCGCAAGATCACCAACGTCAGAAAGGTGGTTCTCTGATGCTGAAACTTCCGATCCAGATCACGAAAGAGGAAGATGTCACGCCGGGCCTGCTCCGGGAACTGGCCGTCCTGTATGCCCGGAAGATGGTGAAGCAGGACGGGGAGTATTTGGAAGCCAATATCACCTTTCAGGGAGAAATCTGGCTGAAAGTCCATGACGGAAAAATAGCCAAAGGGTCAAAGGCATCAATCGACTTCACGAGAGAGCGGTTGATGGTGAACGTGGGGGAATGAATGCAAAAGAAAATCTTGGTCTACATTGCGTCCCCATATACACACCCGGACCCCGTTGAAAATACCCACAAGGCTATCCAGGCGGCCGAGCTCCTCCTAAAACACGGTTGCATCCCTTACGTACCCCATCTTACGCTGGCCTGGAATTTGGTTGTCCCGCATGAGCCCGCATTCTGGTACGCATACGATTTACACATCCTGAAACGCTGTGATGCGCTTTTGCGCCTTCCCGGGGAAAGCGTGGGGGCAGACAGAGAGATAGAGACAGCAATCACTGCCGAAATCCCTGTGTTTTTCTCGTTTGATGATTTGATGGCGAATTTGATTTGGGTATCATGAAAGATGTTTTCTACTTCCTATGTATCGGTTGCGCTGAATTTCTTTGGTCGTATATGGCCGATATGTCCATGGTGAAGATGGTGAGTCGCAAGAAGTGGGAAGCTGTCATGTATGACGCGGGTGCCCTAATCATCACCTACGCAGTTCTCCGGACGATCGCAAGGAGTGATTGGGAGATTGGATATATCTGCGCGGCGATTATCGGGGCGGTGGCCGGCACATGGGTTGTGGCGAGCCGGAAGCCAAAGAAAAAGAAACGGTCAACTAAGAAGGTGCCGTTCATGACGGCATGATGTAAAATTCACTACGATTGAGGTAAAAAACACAACAATGGAAGCAGCCAAACTACCACCTAAATTTCAGATCAACCAGTACGTGATGGGCTTCATGGAAGTCCCGGTTGTGGGTCCGATCGAAGGCGTGAAGGCAAACGAGAAGCGTCCCGATATACCACTTTACTCCGTGCGCCGGATGTGGGACGGGCAAGTCGTGGATATCGAAGAAAGCCTGCTCATGCCGTATGACCGGGACAAGTTTTCTGAATCAGGGACGCTCTTTACACAAGTGATTGCCCTGAGAGAACAGGCAGCTGCGATGCTGCATAAGGTCGTGGAGATGCTACGGCCGGGAGAATGAGGGGAAAATGGGTTTCATACCGCCGCCTGAACCGTTGACGCATGAGGAATTTGATAAACGCTGGAATGCTGGCGCACGCACGTTGCAGGAGTTGGACCCGGCGTTTTGTGAATGGTATGAGCATGGCCAGTTTGGTAGCACTCGTTCCTTCCTGCTCACCGGAGCCTTCGTAATAATTTGTTTCATTGTGGCATTACTTGCGCTTTTGTAGCCGATATTTCACCCCCGTCATCCCACCCGACAGCGGACGGCTGACCAGAACAGTTGGAGGCCGTCATGTTGTGTCGAGAATGTCCAGATCGAAATCAATGTAGAGTTTTATGCGAAGAGGCCGAACTGTACGTTGGGCAAGACAATCCCAAGTATCGTGGCCCCGGTGGCATCCGTTTTAGCCCCCTCGAAACAAAGATTCTCAGATTCGTTGTTTCGCTTTTAGACCGTAGAGAGGTCCGGGCAGAAGTGGAGCAAGCCCTTGATATTCCGGGTGATATATTAAGGGCTATCATCTCACGTTTACAACAAAAAGCGAAACAGGCCGACTCAAGGTTAGATACGTAGGATTATATTGTCCTTGGGTCGGCACGGAGCCGATCAATGTTCATCGAAGAGAGATGCCCAAGATGCGACGCCCATTTACGACAGACTTCGGGTGAGAACTGGAAGAACTGTTTTTTTTGTGAAGGCTACAGTTTTGCCGAGGCCAACCGAAAAGAATGGTTTCTTGAGGAAACCCGCAGGTCAGGTAGAACACCGGTGAGGGAGCCTATTGTCCTTTCTTGATTTTCTGCGTAAGACACCAGAGCGTCTTGCCCCGGCCGTCCCTCGTACTCAAGCTATATCCATTGGCAAGAAGTCTGTAGACTATATCACGCAGGTCACAAACCAGCAAAACCCATTTGCCTACCTTCCCCGGCAATTCCAGGATTTTCACAAGTACGATCTTTCAAAGCTCTCAACCCTGAGTTCCACAACGATCCTTCGCCTCCTGGTTTATGTGGAGCCCACAGTCAGCCATGCCATCAGCAACTACTTGCGTGTCTTCGACAGCGGGTTTTTCCTGGCGGCCCGGAAACCATCGGGGTCCATTCATCAACAGGGTCAGTCGTACTTGGATGGGTTGATAGATCGATTCAACAACCCTGTTTCCAACGGGTTTGTTTTGGACAGTTCAGTGTCCGGCTTTTATCTGCAATCTGCCTTGTCAATCCTGATTGATGGCGCTGTTTCGGCAGAAGCGGCGTTTGGGGAAGGATATAAGGTATCCGGATTCCATTATGTTGACCCGACCACGATTGATTTTAAGACGAATACGGATGGAAGGCTCATACCTGTGCAGGGGATGGGTGCGGATGAAGTCAGGCTTGACTACCGCAACTTCTTTTATATCCCTGTAGACCCGATCGCCGGCGACCCATACGGTACGAATCAGATCATCTCGGCCATCCAGACCGTGATGAATAAGTTTCGGCTGTTACAGGACTTTGCCCGAGCCCTGCACAATATCGGGTTCGACCGGATAGACATTTCCATCAGCCAGGAAGATGTTCTGGCGGCCTGCAAGTCCAAGGGCATCACGGACCCGGCCAAGATAGTGGAAGAATTGAACCGGGTTCTCGAAGAGGCCAAAACCTCCATGCAATCCCTGGAGGCAGATGATAACCCGGCCCATTGGGACATGGTGAAGCTCACGCCCCTGACTGGACAGAACGCGAAATCTGGGATTGACGTCCAGGCCATAGTGAATGTTCTGCTCTCCGATATGGCCTCGGCGCTCAAGTCCTATGCAACCATCCTTGGTAAACGTTTTGGGGGGTCTACGGAGGGCTACACGTCGATTGAGGCCCTCCTATTCATCAAGCTCATTCAGGGCTTCCAGGCCATACTGAAGCGCCTCCTGGACCGGATGTTTACTCTGGCGCTACAGGTCGATGCCGGGATTCAGGCGTATGCGGATTGGCAGTGGCAGGATCCGGCGCTACGGCCGGAATACGAATCTGCGCAGTATTTGGCTGCGTACTCCCTCCTACTTTGGGAAGAAGAGATGATGGGTACGATTTCGCAGTCCGAGCGGGATGGCAAGGCTCGGCGTATGCTTCGGGTGAAGGGGGACAAACCCCCGGATGCAAAGCGGATGGAGGGCTTCTCCCCGCAGGGTAAAAACAATCCTCAGCGTGATGCTTCCCAGGAAGACGGGAAGGAAGAGAAGCGTGGCGAGACGAACCGGGATCGTAGGACGGGGGGGGGAGATTAAGGTGTTCGCCAAGATCAGACATACCGGTTTGAACCATGACAAGACAGGGCACAAACTGCACGGGATGATCAGTGAGGGCTACCGGAACAAGTTTCGCAAACAGGAAAATAGGCCAGAACCGGAAATACCACCGGAGAAAGCAATCTTTCTGGAAGAAGTAGAGCGGGAAGAGGCGCGTCACTTTATCGAAGGTTGCACATTCGCATAACGGGGTGATTTCACATGCTTAAACTCATTCGTAAACCAACGGTACAGGAACTGGAAACCATTAACAAGTTCTTCGCACCAGAGCCAGTCAAGGAAGATGACGTATACATTTTTGATGTTGAAGCCGCAAACTCCGGACAGATGACGGCTTATTTTTCCTTCCTCGGGGAAGACATGATCCAGGGGTTCCACGATGACGTAATGGCTCGGCATACCAATGAGAATGCGGAGAAGGTCGGGTTTCTCTTCGGACACAACGACAATATGATCCCTTCCGGTCTTCTTTTCAAGTCGGAGGTTGCAGAACAACCAATCGCAGATGCATTGACCATCAAACATTTTCGACCCACGGTGTCCATGCGAAAGAACCTGAACGTTTCCGGTATCAACACGGATGATTATGCAAAGGCCGTGAATGCCGGTCAGACTGAAGCCGTCAGTGTCGGTTTTCAGGCGGGTTCCTATCTGTGCGATATTTGCGGGAACGATGTGCGGAGTTGGGACTGTGCCCATATCCCGGGCAGGTGGTACAACACGGCTCCTGAAGGTGAAACGCCCGTCATGAAGCTGGCGACCTACACGGTCCATCAGGGCGCGGTGAAGAAGCGGAACCTTATCGAGTTGTCTGCCGTGTACGCGGCGGGGCTCCCGGGGGCCAGGATCCGGGGCGACCTTTCTATTCCGGACAGCACGAATCTTTCCATTAAGGACGGTAAGCTCGTCAACGGGAATGACGTTTGTATCATGTCCACCAATATTAAAGACTTTAAACCCACCGACATCCTCCGATTCAATCTCCGGTTTGACGGGAGTATCGAGAGGGTGGGCGAAGTGGTAGGAGAGGGCGAGATGACCATAAAAGAATTGCAGGACGCTTTGAACGCAATGACGGCAGAGAAAAACACCCTTCAGGCTCAGGTTGATGGTATTAAGGTTTCCCTGGAGGAGGTCAAGGGCCAGTTGCAGACTGCACAGACTACTCTGGCTCAGAAAGAGAACGAGGTTAAGACCTTGACTGGTATTCTCGGCCAGTCCGAGCATGACAAGGCCGATCTTCAGATTAAATTGGCCGACGCAGAGGGGCAGATTACGCAGTTGCAGGCCGACCTTGAGGCGCAGAAAAAGGTGGCAGAGAAGTATGTCACCAGCCTGAAAGACCAGTGCCGGAAGCTCTCGGTGGCGATCAACGGCGCGGCTCACAACGACGAGTTGTTCGACAAAGAGATCGCAGCCCTGAGCGTGGATGACCTGGTTAAGAAGTCGGACCTCATGCAGATCCAGCTTGCGCAGATGATTCCGGTGGGGAGGAAAACGCAACAGGCCGGCGGGCTCGTGGATAGGGGACATGATCTTCCAGAAGACAATCAACCCGTCGACCCCGCACTTTACAAGTTCGGGAAATAACGGTTTTCAAATTCAAATCAGGAGGTTCGTATAATGGCTTCGAGAACTATTTCCTTTGTTGGAAAAAAGACTGGCGCGTTTATCAATTACCTGAGTGCGCTGACCAAGCACACTGATGAAGGCAAACTCGTGAAAATGTCTACCAACGGGACGGTTGTGGCGGTTACGGCCGAGAATGATGAATTCATCGGTATTGTCAGGGTGATCGACCAGGATGACAAGCTCGCTTCCGTTCAGGAAGACGGGTACGTGACCATGGGGTATGACAGCAACCATGCTCCTACGGTTGGTTGGAACTGCTTGCAGGCTGGTGGCGGCGACGGCACCCCGGCCTTTACCGTGGCGACGTCCGTGAAGAAGATCACGGCTGCGGCTGGCACTCCCCTCCGGCGCGTAGTGTGGGTCGATACCTCGAATAAGTTAGTGACTTTCAAGCTGGACCCTTCATAACAAAAACGAGATTCACAAGATCGTGTTTGAAATCAAGGCTGCTTTCGGGTGGCCTTTTTTGTTGAAAAAATCATTCTTCGACAGGAGGAATTTTCAATGATTGAAATCGTCAAATATGGAACCAAAGATGTCCCGCTGTCACGGAAGCTCTATGAGCAGGCCATTGACATGGGGGTATCGTTTTCGCAGCTTTTGGAACTTATGTCTCCCACGGAACCTGGTGACAATACCGGCCTGGATGCCTTCGAGAGACAGTTGGCACGATTCAATATCCGGCTTCACCAGGATCCAAAGTCCGGCATCCCCGCATCTACTGGTGCCCTGTTTTTTCAGTCCAATCATCCTGCATCGGCTATCCTTTTCCCGGAGGTTCTGAACCGTATGGCGCGGATAGCATTGATGGATGAAACGGATATCCTACCCGAGCTCGTTGCCAGCATGGAGACGATCAATGACAGTGCCATTCTCCGGGCTATCTACATCGACGATACGGAAGCGGACCGACAGACTTCTAGGGTTGGTGAGATGGGCGAGTTCCCGACCACGACTATCAATTGGTCCGAGAAAACGACCACGCTCAAGAAATTCGGTGTACGGATCAAGATGTCTTACGACTTCGTAAGAAGGGCGACCATGCCCCTTATCCAGATCCTGATTGGGCGTATCATGCTTCAGAGAAGGATGGACGAGATTTCTCTGGCGATTAGCGTGCTCCTGAGTGGTGATGGCTCTGGTCATGCCAATGGTGCCGCCATTGCGCAGAGCAACCTTTCCACGCATCAGGGCGGGGCTCCTACCGGAACTTCCGATATGACTCTCCCAGGATATCTGACATGGCTTGCCACATTCTATCCCGGCCAATGCACCACGATCATTTCAAATAGTGCCGACGTGATGGAGGCATGGCTGGTCGCCAGTCCCACGGCCCTGCCACTGTGGTTCAACAACAACGTCAGGACAGCCGGTCTTCCTGGTGCTCCTACTCTTGTGAACGTAAAGGCCGCTCCGAATATCCGGTACGTCGAGCATGCCGATATTCCCGCCAACGACCTTGTGGGCCTTGATAGGCGGTATGGCATGATCGGATATCGTGAAATTGGGACGGACCTGACGGAAACAGATCGTATTATCAATGGACAGTTCACAGAAATAGTTATGAGTAACACCGTCGGTTTTCAGATACTTTTTGCGTCCGCGAGGAAGCGTTTAAACACAGACGCATAGACAACAATCCGCGAAGGGGGATGGGGTCACGTTATACTCATCCCCCGCTTGACATAGGTAGGGGTGAATCGTCATGAAAAATGAAAATCTCGTTAACGAATCAGTTTTCGACCTTCGCAAAGAGCACAAGGCCGTACATCAGACATGGAACAAAAACGCCATTAGTATCCTCTATGTAGGTGAAGAGGATACAGGCACGGCTGAGGTAAAGGCCAACTCCCTGGAACTTGCTGCACCGGCGCTGACGGTAGTTGCGGATATCGACCTGACGGCGGCTGCCTACAATACCCTGGCCGAATTGGTGGCCCACATCAATGGCCTGGCTGACTGGGAATGCACGCTTGGGGATCAGTTTGACGGTACGGAAGCATCTGCAAGCCTGACAGTCGTGGGTGCCGCCGATGTAAAAACCGCCCCGGTTGTATTCGTCCAGGATGCCCACCTTCAGATCAAGGTCGTGTTGCCTGCGGTCGCCACCGGCAAACGGGTCAACCTCACCGGCATCGTGAGTAAGTCAACTTATGGTAGCGGAACGTCCGCGCTCAAGATTTACAACGGCGATACGCTGGTGTGGCAAGAAGACGGCGGGGCTACAACCGTCGAAGCTCAGGACAAGTTCGACAAGATCACAATCGATGCCGGAGAACAGGCAACGATCAAGTTGGTGAACTCTGCCGCAATGACTGCGGGGTATCTCTCTGTCAACTACGAAGAGAGAGATTTTGAAGCAACACCCTTGAGCATCTAATGACAGAAGTTGCCTGGCTTATTGAGCATGATACTCCAGCGGGTCCCGAATGGTTAATGGGGAACCTTCTGTCTGCAGAGTGGGAATGGACTCGGGATGCGAATCTTGCTCTTAGATTTGCAAGGCAAGTGGATGCTGAGGTTGTCATGACACTCTTTAACTTTCTCAAGGATTGCTCTGCTACAGGGCATATATGGATGGACGTGTAAGTTATGGCCTACTCATTCCTGTTGGCCGGCTGGGAGGCCTCAGTCCGGCGTGCATGTGGAAATGTGTCCTCTACGGACATTCCCGATGCCCTCTTGGCCGATGACCTTTACGCCGTGGATTCCGAAGACTTCGTGAAGAGCAAAATCACGGATTGGGCTGTACTGCAACCAACAAAGCCTGCCTACTTCAACAGGGCAGCTATCTTCCATATTGCGGCCAAGGTCTGCAAGGTTCTAGCAAAGACCCAGGCCAAACGGGTGAGTATCGCGGGTGGTGTCTTTACCCGCGAACTGCAACAGATAGATTGGGAGCAGGAAGAGAAAGGCAATCTTTCTTTCTGCTACGCGAACATGAACCTGGCGAAATCCGGGGTAATCCCGGATCTCAATATTGTTGTGATATCTTCCCCGCCAACACCGATGTTTACTGACCTGTCGGAGTTGGATGAGGAATTGTTTCCATGAGTTTCCAGAGCGAATTAACCGTCAACATTGAGAAGTACGGCAGCGCCGTATCTATTCAGCGTGATGCGGGAAATATCTCGGAGAGGGCCTTTGTCGTTCCGAGCAAATCAACCGATCCTTTCCGGAAAGAGTTTGCTAGAGACGCATACTTCATCTGGAATTCTCAGGTTGTGGACGGTGATATTTTTCAGGTAACACTGACCGGGGAGTATTTCTTGGTTGCGACTTGCAACTTCCTGGACGACGGGACGGTCAAGATTGGGCAGCAGGCGCTAGCGTATAAGTGCAATTACCAGTGTACCTATTATCAGTTGGTCGAGACTGTTACGACGGGATCTGGTAAGAGAACCTTCACTCCGACAGTGAAGTTCAATGACTACATGAACATTTCCTATCTCTCACAGGGTGACTCACTGACCCCTGCGGGAGAGCTCTCTTTCGATAAGGTGCGTGTGATTTTCTCGGCCCGGAGATTGGGGGCCTACGTTCCCAAGGATGGCGACCGGATCACGATGCCTGACGGTAAAAATCTACAGATCGATTCGCTTGACAAGACCCTCTATCCGGGGTGCTATCAGGCCCTGTGTTCAGGGGACAAACGGGTATGATCGAATTCAGCGCAAGACTTGAACCCAATGCGTTGCAGAAGTTTCAAGGAAAGATGGCGCAGTTGAAGGCTGGCCTTGTCTCGCATTCGGGTAAGGCGCTTCAGGCGGTTGGTGAGCAGTATTACGAAATAATTATCTCCCGCATGGGTGAGCACACTGGCGGGATGGTCTTTGCTGATGTGTACTGGCAACCCCTAAGCCCTGTGTGGCTCGAAGAGAAGAGAGAAGAGGGTTGGGTAGAAGAGATATGGGAAGCCACAGGGGAAATCAAAGGGGCCGTGAAAATTCATGGGGTTGAAACCATGCCGGACGGGTTGAAGATCTTTGTTGGTTTAAAAGGGGTGAGCCCGGACGTCATGCTGAAAGCGGTCCGTAACGAGTTTGGAGCGACGGCGGTATCCGGTGGCATTCCGAATCCTGGCCGTCCCTTGTTTGGTCCAGGTGGACGGGAAATGGCATTCAACTCCTTCGAGAAGCAGCGCATGATGGACGCTTTCAAGAAGGCTGTTCGGTCGGCTGTGAGTGGGTTGGGGAATTAATGGCAAACTCCAAGACCTTTTTGAATATGTTTTGGTCGTTCAGAAGGTATCTGTATGCTCAGTTTCCGACCATTCCACAATACTACAATCCTGTATTACGTCCGAAAGAGATCACCTCGGACAAGTTTTTGGTCGTGTCTTTTCAGGATGACCGGATCGGGGGAATGTCGTTCAGCTTTCCCCGGATCTTCTGCGTAACGAAAAATGATCCCGATGGGATCCTCATTGCGGAATTAGTGAGTACGGTCGTTGACAAGTTAGACAGACCGACGACCGGCAAGCGTACTTTTCAGTTCACGAACGAAAGTGGCAGCGCCAACTACGGTACGATCGAGGTTAAGGACGTGACGGTAAGGCCCGCGCTTCCATATTCCGAAGGGTTCGTACATCGTGCCGTGGATGTCATTCTTCTCTATCAGGTTGAAGCGAGACACGTGTTCTCATGAGTGAAGATCCAGAGCTGGACAGGCAGCTACAGTGCATTGTCAAGCGGCTGAAAGCCCTGGCCATGTCGAAAGCGAAGGGGAGCCTCACGGTTCAACTTGATGGTTCTGGATATTTTGGGAAGCAGTTTGAAACACGTCTTTTTGAGTGGAGAGATAGTTTCTCTGACACTCCAGTTGGACGGGAGATATCTGATCATGAATTCGCTCGGATTATAGAGCAGCAATCCAAGCATCATGGGAGATGATGTGTATCGGCTTTTTAACTTAAACAATTTAGCGGTATCGCATCCGAGCTGCAACGTGAAGTTGGGTGCGAGGCCAGTAGAAAATCACGTAACAGGAGGATATCAATGAGCTTTTCCTTTGAGCAGCCAATCAAACATGAAGGATTTATTTTTATCTCGTCTCCCCGTGTCTTCGCCCGGGACTATGCAGCAGACATTCTCTATTCGGGGCAGAGCATCCTGGCGGTCTCTTCACCCCTGAGTGGATGGACTGACCTCGGGCTCATTTCCGGTGTCGCAGTGCCTGTGACCAAGAACATCGGAGAACTCAAGCTCGGTTTGCCCAAGACAACCCGTTTGTCATGGGAAGGAGAGCGCACGGCACAGGTCACGTTTACGTACCATGAAATGCATGCCGAAGTCCTGGCGCAGGTCATGGGTATGACCCAATCGAACGTGGTGTCGATGGGAACGGTCGTAACACAGACCAATATCGGAGATGCGGTCACAACCTTTGCGACCTCGAAAGAGGTAAGCAAGTTTGTTGTGGGGGACAAGATTTCTTTCTGGGATATTTCCGGTGATGTCATCGTCGGTGAGGAAACCATCAAGTCCATCGATGTATCGGCGAAGACCGTGACCGCTGATGGTACGTGGGCCGTCCCACCTGAAGCGGGTGACATTATCATTGCCAAGGTCGGCACCGTGGCTTCATACAGTTCAGCCAACAAGACTATCACCTTGGGCGCGGGTGAGGCGAATCGGTTTGCGGCCGGTGATCGGGTAATCTTCCATCCTGTTGTGACTGACAATATCAGCGCACTGTTGGCAAAGACGGACAGGAACTATATTGTCTCCGTTGATGGCGGTGGGGCCATTCTCAACCTGAATGCAGCGTTTACCGGCACCCCTGCATCTCCGAATCTCTTGGCGGCCTACAAGTCCATTGAGATGTTGGACCCTCTTGGCACCATCAACGAGAAGTCGCTTCTTGTCTTCTTCGATGCCGTTGTCAACAGCGTTCAGCGCCAGCTTGCCATCTGGTATCCGAAGGTGACGACTGGCGGGGCTTTCGCGCCGGACTTCAAGAACAACGAAAATCCGATGGACGGACAGGCGACCTTCACAGTGCAGTCCACCACGCAGGTCGTTAATGACGGCACATCGAAGGTAATCCTCCAGCTCCCATTTTTCTTCGACTAAGGTATAAGGTATCTGTGCCCCTACTACCATGGGTAGATAGGGTAACGCGGCTGCATTGCGAAGCCGCAGCTTAAAGTCCAGCGGGGAGATGGTTGATGCCGTCTCCCCGTTTTTAAGAGCCTTACAACCTCATCCTCACCAAGGAGGGTACGATGTCTGAACCACAAGAAAAGCCTACCAAAGCCCAAATCGATGAAGTAACCGATCCTTCCCTATCCAAAGATTCCTTCAAGGTGGGCGACAAGGAAATCCCTATCCAGATCCTGCCGATTGCTTACGAGAAAAAGATCCTGCTTGCGATCGATCCCATCCTCAAGAAAGTGTCTGAATGGAAACCAGAATCAGTGTGGGACTTCCTGGGGAAAATGGGCGGTCAAGGATTAGCTGATTGCGCCGATGCGCTGATTGAGTTTGTCCATATCATCTGTAAGAAACACGATTCCACCGTCACCACGGAGTATATCGAAGAAAACCTGTGCGCGGCTGATCTCCTGGCTATCTTCGTCAAGCAGTTGAACAAAAACAAGATTGGAGACCTGGTGTCGGGTTTTTTTTATCAACTTCTAAAGATGATGCCGGCAACCGGAGCAGTATCCCTCCAGAACTCAGAGAGTTAGCGGTCTTTGATTCGGTCTGTGAGAAGTACGGTATCACACTGAGAACCCTTTTGGATGGTTACAGCATGGCCCAAATCACTCTGATCTCGCATGTGAGTTTCCTGAAATATAAAGACCAGGAACGCGAGAGGGAGCAGGTGGAGCGTAACCCGAATAAGCCGAAAGGGAAACAACTGAACGCGGACAACAACCAGGCGTATTTATTAATCGCAGGGGGCATCTTAGGCTAATGGCTGACACGGTTGGAACCACGATAGACAGACTCGGGGTTGAGTTCGTATCGAAAGTCTCCGCAGACTTCGGGAAAAACGTAGAAGCCGCCGTAAAGCAGTTTGACGAGAAGATTAAACCTTCCCTCGCGCAGTTGCAGAACCGTTGGAAGGCACTATCGATCACCGTTGCCACCTTCTATAAGATGCTCGAATCGGCCCCCGCCATTTCCCTCACAAAGATGCTGGATACGTCCGGCGTAGAAGAGAAGATGGTGGGGACATTTAAGGATGTCCGGAAAAAGAGTGTAGCGGAATTTCAGGAAATGGGTTCCCAGGTCAGCAAGGAACTGAGGAAACTGGAAGCCGAATTTGTCAAATATTCGAAGATCATCGACACCCTGAGACGCGGCGAAGATCCCGTTGTAGACTGGGGAACTCCGAAATATTCTGCCCGGACAAAGAAGATGTACTTCCCGGACAGACAATTCGCCGTAGGTCTTGAAGAGTTCGAGGGGCAGGGGGGTAAGGCATCCCGGCAGGACTACGACATCGGGTTTTCCTCCGCGATTCAGCAGTACGAGCAAAAGCGTCTGGCTACGTATCAGCGCATGTCTGAACTGATCGGCCACATGGGGGCGTACGAGCGGGCTCGGCTGGCCACGCAGGAATTAATTGCAAAGGCTACCGCTGAAGAGGTGCAGGCCAAGGCGAAGATTGCCGAATTTCAGCAGATTGTCAAAACGCTCGGGGAGCATGGGTTACTCACCAATACGGATGAAAAATATCTTGCCGGGGCAAAGAAGCATCTCGAAGATATATGGAGAACGACGAAAGATATCAACGTTCTCAATCAGGCGTCCGATGACGTGATGAAGAGTCTCGTGAAGGATCATGAGGCGGTCAAAAATATCATCCTTGACTCTGTTTCCGGTCATGAAAAATTGGTGCAGAGTGCTAAGGCAATAGAAGCTGCTTACGCGAAAATCAAGGCCAGTCCGGTCGGCGCGGCGGGCGGCGGCATCGGTGGCCCTTCGGGTGGGGGTGATTGGGATAATCTGATCGGAAAAATCAATATTGCCGGGGCGGCCGTTTCTCAGTTCCAACAGAAACTACAGGCCATCCAACTGAAGGCTTACCTCAACCCGGACGAATTCAACCGACTGAGTGAGGTCGCCAAGGCCATCAATGCGGAGATCTCTGACCTGACGAACAAGATTGCGCACTTGGGGTCCCAAGGGGTTGCCGGTGGCATGGCTGAACCCTTCGACAAGCTCAGAAAGGACATCTCAGACACCGCCAAAGCCATCCAGGAGGCCGAAGCCCTCAAAGCCAAGGGTTTGCCAGTCGATGACATCGTAAACCTAGACAAGGCTGTCTACGGACTCACGGAAAGACTGAAACAGCTTGCAGCTCAGGGTGAGGCCGTGCAACTTAAAGCCGTCCGGCAGGGCCTGTCTCAGACGAACGCAGAAATCCAGAAGTTGACTGGCGGGGTCGAGATTAACCTGAAGTCTATCAAGCAACTCGGCATCGGAACGCTCGAACTGGAGAAGTTGCAGGGTCTTCTCGCTCAAAAGATGAAACTCATCCGTCAAGAGTTCCAGATGACGGGACAGGCCACGGCCAAAATGAATCAGGATATGGCGAAGGCTGCAGAAGCATTGACGGCTGTTCAGTACCAGGTCGGTTCTTTCAGTAGACGGACGGGCGACGCTCTCCGGGCCATGGAGAGGTGGGGCTCTGGCTTCAAAGACATGATGAAGTCTCAAATGGCATGGTTGGTCGGTGGAGCCCTTATCTTTGGGACTGTCTTTAAGATCCAGCAGGCCCTGGTAGGGACCGTCAAGACCATGTTCGAGTTCAGGCAGGCGATGATTGATGTTGGTGCCATTACGGAAGCATCGGCTGCGGATATGTTGGTGTTGGAGAAGGCCGCGAGAGATGTAGCGACCTCTACAAAGATGGGGTTCATGGAAGCGGCTGAGGCATTAAAGATCCTCGGTCAGGCTGGTTTGACAGCCCGTGAATCCGCTGAAGCACTCAGAACGGTTGCTATGCTTGTGACGGCTACCGGGGCATCTTCACAAGAGGCCGTGAAGGTTCTGACGACTGCTATGAATGTCTGGAACCTCTCTGCCAAGGAAGCTGCCCGGGTTGGAAACGTCCTGGCGGCGGCGCTGAACTACTCTAAATTGGAGATCGGAGACTTAGCGACTTCATTTAACTACGTGGCTGCGATTGCCTCACAGGTCGGAATGACATTGGAAGAGACGGCTTCATCGATCGCTGTGCTTTCGAATGCTGGCCTTCGGGCCTCCACAATCGGTACTGGCCTCCGTGGGATACTGGGTCAACTGATTGCGCCCACACAGAAGTTTAAGGATGAAATATCTGCGGTCGGACTTAAGATGTCCGATATCCGGATGCCCGGCAACAACCTCATCGACATCCTGCGGAAGTTAAAAGACGCCGGTTTCGACATGGGCAACATCTTCGAGGGATTAGAGAAAAGACAGGCTGGAGCCCTCGCTTCTATGTTGAACATGGGTGCTGAAGCTTTCAAGCAAATGACGGAGCGCATTACCGGAACGAATGCCATGATGATCATGTTCGATCGGTCAATGGAAGGTCCGGTCAACAGACTGAAAGTGCTGGCGAATCGTCTGCTTGACACAGGAATGACGATTACAGAGAAAGCCCTCCCCGCCTTCAACCTCCTCCTTGAAATCTTGTTGAAGCTGGTTGACTCTATTAAAGACCTGGCTCCATATATCGCCCTCGCCGCTGTTCTGATGAATCTCACTACTGTCGCAAAATATCTGACTATAGCCCTTCACGCATTGGGTGCGGCATGGGCATTCCTCGCCGCCAACCCCTTCCTGTTGGGTCTGTCCGTGTTGATTACGGGTTGGGCCGCCCTAAAAGCCATCATCGGGGATACCAAGAAGGAATTACAGGAAACCCTGAAGGTGCAGGACCGGGAGTTGCAGGATCTGGGCAAGAAGATCATGGACTACGAGAAGGTGAATGCCCTCCTGAAGGATGGGAAGGCCACACGGGAAGAGATCAGGGATGCCATCGAAGAGGTGGCTACCACCCATAAAGACTTGAACGAGGCTATCCGTCAGGGTCAGGTAGAAGAGAAGGAACTGGGCCGGATTATAGAAGAGGTCTTGGCGAAAACTAAGAAGCAGTTTGATGACCTGAAAATGACACGATTCACTACGCTTGCGTCGTCCCTGGAGGAGGAACAAAAACGGTTCGATAAACTCCAGAAGGATATGCAGGTTCGGTACGGGGAATGGCAGAAGAATAACAAGGGGAACTTCGAGCAATTCCTAAAGGCTACGGGGATGGGGAAAGCCTTTGAGGAACAGAGGAAGGCCGTAGAGGGGGCCGATGAGGCTTTGCGGGCCATGTCCCGTGGGATGAAGGGCTATACCGAAGATGCTATCAGGGAGGCTTTGGCAAATGCCGGTCTTACACGATCCATCCAGGACGTAGCCGTTGGATACCGTAACCTCTACGACATCATTACTGATGTTGAGAGGAAACCCAGGGATAAGGCAACCAGTGAAGAGTTGAAGTCTCTTCGGGATTGGAGAAAGAAGGCGGCGAGCGAACTGTCTGCGCTGCTTATGGAGCGTCAGGAGGCGATTGATAGCTTGGGTGATATGTCCCTCTTGGAAGGTGATGCCTTAGTTAAGGCCCTGGAAAAGCGGGCGCTCATTGAGCAGTATTACAACACAAAACGGAAAGAGATCGAAGACAAGTACAACAAAGATCGGTTGGAGCGGGCAGAGAAATATGCTGGTTACCTTGCTCAATTTAGGCAAGAAGACCTGAAAAACCGGATGCAACGAGCTAGGGACGAGTTTGACGAGTTGATCCGGATAGACGAGATGACACAGATCAGGCGTCTCGAAATCCTGGAGGAATACCAGGCGAAGAGAGGGAAGATTGAAGCTGAAAAAGATTTCACTAAAACTCAAAAAGAAGATCTGTTAGCTGAACTCGGTAGGTCGCTCGCGGATAAACTTGCAGAGGCAGAAGACAACGGTGAGCGAGATAAGGAAAAAGTGCGCCAGAAACGGCGTGCAGATCGTTTGGCGAACGAGAGGAGATTTCAATCCGATCTTCTGAAGATTCAAACCGAAACGGTGAATGCCGAGATTGCCCTTGCCAAGACAGAGCAAGACCGTTTGGCCGCTCAGGATAATATCATCGATATGCAGTTGACTGGTGCGGAAGCAAAATGGAGAGATAACCGCGCCAAGATTGCCGGTGATATGTTGAAGCAACTGGGACAGGCGGGAGCAGACGCAAAGGCGATTATTGCGGAGACTAACACATTAATCCTGGCCGAAGACCAGCGTTACGTTGCTGACAGAGCCCGCATATACCATCAGGGTCTGCAAGACATCAGCGAAATACGGAAGTCTGCTGAGGCAGATAGAATTCGTGAGATCGAAAAGCAGGTCCGGGTAGACCTGGAGACACAGACCCGTGCCAGCAAGGATATGTTGCTTATCAAGGAGCAACAGTACGACGCCTTAAGTGAAGTTGATAAGAAAAGTGAATTCGGGTGGAAGCTCAAGAAACAGATGGATGAGCTTACCATATCGTTGAACCAGAATACCGTTGAAGTTCTTAACAACAAGATCGCTCTTCTGGAAATGGAGGGAACATCCGTCGAAGTTCAGGCGGCCATTGCAAAGCTCCGGGAACAGGTGGATGCTGCCAATGAACGGATTCGTAAGGCCAACAAAGAACTCAGGACGGATATGGAGCAGCTCTCCGGTGTTCTGCCTGGCGTCACACAAGGATGGAACGATTTCTGGAAGAACATGGAAACCGGCTTCGAGTTCGGCAAGCAGATCGGTAAAGAATTTGGAGAGACAGTCAAAAACTCCATGCTCGCCCCCCTGAAGGATTTCCTGTCAACCGGCAAGATCAAGACATGGAAAGAATACCTCGCGGATGCCATGCGGAGTATCGGCAGTATCTGGATGAAGCTGATCGAACGCATGATTATGGACTGGCTCAAGTTCGAGAAGACCACATCAGGCGGGAGTAGCAGTGGTGGCCTTGCTGGAATCTTTGGGTGGGCGTTAAAGGGTCTCGGAAGCATCTTTGGTGGCGGCATACCAAAGATTCCATTGACACCGGGAAGCCCGGGTGTAGGTCCTCCGATCATGGCCCATACTGGTGGTGAAATTCGGGCACATCGAATGCACTCGGGAGGTCTCGGACGGGACGAGATGTTGGCTATCCTCCAGCATCAGGAGTACGTGATACGAAGCAGTTCTGCTCGGGCGATCGGCAAGAGGAATCTGGACTACATGAACCAGACTGGCAAGGTGCCAGGTGGTGGAACAGCTAAGGTGGATGTAGATATTCACCTCGATGATGGATTGATTGCAAAGGTCCGTCCGACCTCGGACGAAATTGCCCTGACAGTTGCCACCGACTACAGACGCGGTGGCGCTACGCGCAAGGCCATACGGCCCAACGGATAGAGGAACTGAATGGCACGGTTTCCGACTGACACTACATGGCTTGCCGACCTGACATATGATCTCGGTACATGGATCGTGCCTACGGCTGCAAACGGGTTGTTCTATGAGTGCATGCAGCCTGGAACATCTCATGCGGTTACAGAACCGACCTGGCCCACTACGGTAGGCCAAGTGGTTTCCGATGGGACCGTGACATGGAAGTGCCTGCAGTATCCGGAGGCATATGATGTCGAGGAATTTGAGTTCGACAGACCCATGAACTCAGTCCAGTTCGGGAAGGGCTATCAGGAGAGACGGTCACTCGGATATGAGGCCCGGACATGGAAGGCCAAATATCTACTCCTGAATGGTAACTTCGATAACGTCCTGACGTTCTGGCGCAATCGTAGCGGGAGCGTGGAGAAGTTCGACATTGATATCCCCATCCTCGGTGACGAGACGGTCCAGGTGTGGTTTGCAAAGGATTACAAACCTACCTTCAGGACCGTGATTCACGGTGGTTACACGGCTTTGGAAGTGGAAATTGTAGTGGAGGAAGCGTTCTAATGCCTTACGCATCAACCCCTGAACTGCTCACACAGAAGAACAAGTTAGAACAGAAGGACCCGTGGGTCTATCTGTGTGAAGTGGAATTGACAACCGGTGTTTGGTATCGTGTGACAACCCATGTGCGCCCGGTTGTCTATGACGGTAAGTTGTGGATCTCTTTTCCTGTGGCGGTGTCCGATATCAAGTTTACATCAAAGGGAGAAGTACAGACCGCGACGGTCAGCATTTCCAATGTGGCGGGAACGCTTACAGCATACCTCTATGAGAATAACGGACTGGCGGGCAAACAAGGGAATGTCTATCTGGTCAACCTCAACGGAGAAGACTGGTACGAGGAAGTGCTGTATGAGAGCGCCAGCCAGATTTTTATCCCTGAGTTCTTCACCATCATAGCCGTTGCGGGTCAGGACATTGTTGTCTTCACGTTGGCCTTGTCGGCTGACGCCTACAACGTAGAGGGGCCTACCCAGTCATACGACAGGGATAAGTTTCCCGCAATGCCTTCTGGAAACCCAAGGGTTTCGCTCGGGATCATATGACACCTACGGAACTTGTTGACAAATACCTTGGTCGCCAGTTCGGGCAAGGGAAGTCGGGGTGTTTCCTCTTTGTCAAAGAGGTCTACAAAAAAGAGTTTGGGATTGAGATCGACCGGGACTACATAGAGATGCTTTCACGCTTCCGGCCGGTTGAGGCTGATAATCTCCGGTTCGGGGATATTGTGCTTATGAGAAATCACCCGATCGTGATTAACCATATCGGCATCTACCTTGGTGGTGGTGAGTTTATCCATTACGGTGGCACGGCCGGCATGGTGGTATCCCGCGTTACGGATGATGATTATCAGGGTCGTATTGCTGGCTATCTCAGGCATTCCAGGATGAAGAATGATTAAGGTACGGGTTCCGGATCCATTCAAAACTGCTGAACAGGGCTCGCTGGTATACTACGAATACGAGCGCGAGTGGGTTCCTCGGCAACCGATCTTCTTCTATATCGAAGAAGACCTGCGGGATGTGGAGTGGAACAAGGTCGTCTGGAACGGTCGGGCCTTGCCTGCTACCCCTCATCGTGACTTGTCTGCGTGCGACAAAGAGATCATGGACACCCTGTTACATGGTATCCTGCCGATGGACGGAGACGAGATTACCCTGATACCAGGCATGGGGGATCCTATTTCGGCCGGAACCATTATCGGTATATCCATCGCCGGTACGGTTTATGGTGTCTCTGCGGCGGTGCTGAACTTTGCCATCATGACCGCCATCTCTCTGGTGATTGGGCAATTAATGTCCTTCCTTCTGGCCCCTGCTCAACCCAAAGGGCAGGCCATGACAGAATCGGCCACGTCCTACGGCTGGAACGGCATTCAAAATAGTTATGGGCCTGGAGATTCAATCCCGGTTATCTTAGGTCGGCATCGGGTTAGCGTCAAAGTGGTGCATTACTCGATCGAAGAGGAATACTATGTCAACAAAGCGAAGACCAAGATCGACCTGACGCAGACGAAATCTTACCTGAAGATTCTCGGATGTGTTGGACATGGACCTATTCAGAGTCTGACGGACATCAGGGTTGACGATAACCCCATTACCAACTACGGGAGCGAAGTCGAGTATTACACCCGGCTGGGCACACTGGATCAGACAGCCATCCCTGGTTTCGATGAGGCGCAAACCACCTACGAAACCAACGTGGAGATTAAGACGCCCGAGCAGGGCGGTACTCCATACACCTATACGACCACCGAGGGGGTAGCTCTCAGTGGCTTCAAGGTTCACTTGGAATGTCCCGGGGGTCTGTACTTCCAGGGTGACGACGGGATGTTACCGAATGAACTTACGTACAAGATCGAACATCGTGTCTACACTCTGGAGGGGTCAAACCCGTGGACAGTTGACGGGCAGTTTGATGTGAAGGCATCTAAGACCACTGCGCTGCGGTGGGCTCAACGGGTAGACGGGCTCTCTCCAAACCGCTTTGATGTGCGGGTTTCTCTTCTCACTATCGTACACGATGGTCAGAGGGCGGCTTTCCGGACTTTCGTGAAGAAGATCACGGAGATTACGGAAACCAACCCGCGCACCTATGCGGGTTATGCCATGATTGCCATTAAGGCGCTGGCTACAGAGCATCTTTCTGATAATCCCCCTACGGTGACGGCGCTGGCAGAAGGCTCTATCATGCCGACATGGAACGGTTCGGCTTGGGTTGATGCCTGGACGGACAATCCTGCGTTTCTCGGACGCGAGCTCTGCAAGAACACGACATGGGGATTCGGGTCGTGGTTGCCTGCGGAGCCTGTGCATGACACCTACATTAAGAATTATGCGGCCTACTGTGCCGAAAACAACCTGCTCGTATGGTCAGAAGAATTGCAAAGGTCGGCTTGGGTCGCAACTAACGTGACCGTTGCAGAAGATACCGTTCAGGCTCCCTACGCTGCCGCAAGCGATCCGGAGAAGGCTGAAACCCTGACGGCTACCGCCAACAATGCGACAATCCTGCAAGCGATTACAGGGGTATCAGCGCAACGTACGGGCAGTATTTACCTGAAACGTAAGACCGGGACTGGGGCCATTTCCGTGACGGCTGACGGATCTACCTGGACAGTCGTGGCGATTACCGCCGACGCATGGACCCGGGTGACCGATACGCGAACCGTTGAAAACCCATCGTTCGGGATTAAGTTTGCGACCTCGGGCGATGAGGTGTACGCCTGGGGCTCTATGCTTCATACCGGTGATGCAGCCTTGCCGTATCTCTATTCGGGGGCGACAGCCGGCATACCGCGTCAATCCTGCAACTTCGTGTGGGACCAGAGAAAGAAACTGTACCCTATCCTGCAAGACGTTTGGGGCACATTCAGGGGGATGTTCTTCCGGGCGGGTGGCAAGTTCCTGGTTGTGCCGGATCGACCGCGGACGCCATCACAGCTTTTCACAATGGGCAATATCGTTCAGGGGTCGTTGCAGCCGGAATGGGTAGACGAACGGTTGAGTTATAACGCCTACCATGTCAGCTATCTCGCGGCCAACCAGAATTACAAGCCCAACGCATTCCAGGTCGATATGGCTGAAACCCCGGTGCGGCTGAAGAATATTACGCTGGCCGCAACAACCAATGGGAACCTGGCGGTCAGGAATGCGAAGTATGAACTCAATATCGCTAAACTCCTGCACCATGGCATTACTTTTGAGGCTGGTATTGATGCAATCCTGTGTCTCCCTGGGCAGGTTATCCGGTTCGCTCATGAGTTTATCCGGAATGCGGGGCAAGTATCAGGACGTGCGGGGGGGGACTCTGCGGCACTCAACGAAGTGTTCCTGGATGAGTCTATCACGCTCGATGCGGATAAGACCTATGATATCGTCGTGCGCTTCTCGGGTGGGGACAATCCGGATGTGGTGGAGCAGCGCCGGGTAGCAGAGGGACCGGGCACCTACGCAAGTTTGACAGTGACAGCACCCTTCAGCCAACTCGTTCAGAGATACGACCTGTACTCGGTGGGTGAAATCAACAAGGTCTTTAAACTCTACTCCGTCCTGCAGATGACGCGCAAGAGCAATCAGACCTGCCAGTTGCATTGCCTCGAATACAATGAGAATGTCTATTGGGACGCCGGGACGCTGGACGACAGCAACGTCGTACCCTTGCCTTCTCCTACCGAATTACCTCCTAATCCTATATTGGCCTGTAATGCCGTCGAGGAAGTCCAGAAGACGGATACGCAGGGGAACTACCTTTACAACCTCGTCCTGGATTGGGTAGAGCCGGAAAACTCGTCTGTGGTCGGCAAATATCTCGGGGGCAATATCTATCACTGTGCCGCCGAGATCAACACGATCCTCGGAGACTTTGCGGTCGCTGAGGGGTGGGTTAACGGGGAGTTGAACGAAACCTTTATTGAATCCAAGATCGTTCCGTCTCGCAAGGTGACGTCAACCAACGGGGCATGGGCTTCCACGAACAGGAACATCGTGGCCGACCTTTCCGCTGATGCAAACGATACCGTGGTCCTGAGTTTCTTCATTGACTATCTGGACAAGATCTATGACGGGACGTGCATCAAGGTCCTCTTTAAAAAGGATGACACCAACTATTTCTCATACACGCGGTCCAAATCTGAATTGCAGAGTGGTCCTAACTGCATCGTGGCGCACAAGTCGGATTTTGCCACATCGGGTAGCATCACGTGGGCAGAAATCACCCAGTATGAACTTTCCTGTCGAGCGAAGATCGGGGCAGGGATAAGCATTGAGGTGTCCTTCGATTGCTTCTATTTTCTGAAGCCCCTGTCATGGAATTTCCTGGCTGCGGCTGAGGGCTCCCGCTATCGGATGACCAATGTTCAACAGGGGCAGTCGTTACTGTTCCGGTTGCACTCATTTGCTGCCTCGGCCAAGCGTCCCGAGAATCCGGTTGCGGCCTACGCCTACGCCTTTATCACCGGACACGATTCAACCCCACCGTCTGTTCCGTCAACCCTGTTGCTTTACTCTGAGGGTTTACTGATCCGGGCGACGGTCGATGCCAACACGGAAGACACGGACTTTGACGGCTTCGAGTTCCACGCTTCTATGGTAGATGACTTCGCGCCGGATGCGACGACCCTTAAACAGCGCGGGCGGGATAATGTTTGCACCATCATGGGTACGGCGAGCGGACAGACATGGTACGTAAAAGTCAGGTCTTACGACAAGGCAGATCCAGCTAATAATTCGGCCTACTGTTCGCAACAGGCCGTCCTGATTAATGCGAACACGGGGGTTGATGCGACGCCGCCGACTCCGAACCCTCCTGAAGGGATGGCTGCGGTTGACAATATTTACAATGACCAACTCCAGGGCAGCACGCTCGTTGAACTGGTATTGTCGTGGAATGTCTGCACGGATACAGGTGGTCCGGTCAGATACGAGGTCGAATACTGGAAGGACGGAGCATCGGATAAGAAGAAACGCCTGACGAGTACGACGAATGAGTTGACAATCCCTGGTCTCGAAACCCTCGTCACGTATTGGTGGCGGGTGAGGGCGACAGACCCGTCCAGGAACGTCACGAACTACTGTGCTGACCAGTCCATTGCGACCGGGAAGGATGAGACGCCGCCCTCGATGGCCGACGTGACCTTGACGGTGAGCTCCAAACGTGCGGTTAACCTTCTCAAGTGGACCAAGACCTCCGTGGAGTCAGATCTTGCAGAATGGAACATTTATCGCAACACGACCGGCGTGTTCAGCGAGGATGACTATTACGACAAGAAATCAAGGGCTTCTCGGTCATTCAGAGACACGGATATAGGGGATGGTCAGACCTATTATTACTGGCTCAAGGGAATCGATATTAGCGGAAACGTGTCGGTCGATCCGTCCAACATGGCCTCTCCGTCTGCCTTTGGGAACGTGACATTTGTCACTGCGGGAACAGGTAACCAGAAGTGTAACTTCGACGGTGTGTATCCGTGGTTGATTTGGACCCCGGTAGCAGACACGAAAAACCTTGAATACTATGAAATTAGGACGGAAGATGCAAACTGGGGCGGGGAAGGGTCCGGTTTGGTCTATCGTGGAACTAAACCGAAGGTTCTGTACACCGATTACCATAACGTCTTCGAGGGAGATCGAAGCAAGACCTTCTACCTGAAGGCAAGGGATAAAGCTGGTAATTTTTCAGAGACAGCGGATTCTGTCGCACTATCCAAGGCCGCTCCGGACATGACCGGATATAGTCCTAGTGTAGTGCCGAAACGGAACGGTCGAAAGTTCATTATCAGTTGGTCAGACTGGGATGAGATAACCCGTCAAGACCTGGATAAAACTGAGGTTTACGCTTCAACTACGGTGCCGTGTCCGATTGAGGCGGCATACCTGATTGATACAGCGACCAAGGGAGCCAAGAGTATCACGTTATCCAAGATGGAGTCAGATGTTGATTACGACTTCCGGCTGCTGCCATACGATGTGATTGGGGTGGGAGAGCCCTCTGATTAATCTTGACATTTCCCTCCGATGTGTGTATAGTATGACTAATATTTTGTTGAAAGGAGGGAGATTATGAAAAAGATTCTCATTTCGTTACTGCTGGTTCTGGTGATAGCGTTCCCTGCTTTTGGGGAAAGCGCAAAGAAGCAAGTGCACCGGTTAGAACAACGTGTTGCGGCCTTAGAGGAGGCATGGAATATGGTGCTGGCAAGAATCGAGGGTGGCATAGATTTTCCGATGGATGCGGGCCTACCTGCGGTTGGAGAGGCGAAGTTTGTGATGGGGGAGCCTCTTGATCTTCATCACTGCGACGCCATTGATGACGGAACAGCAGTGTGGAGTATTCATTCCGGAGCGGGAGTAACTATTGCTCTGGATCCTTCCATTATGAATGAAGGAACTGGATCAATTAAAGTCACTGTACCAGGTGGGGTGACGGCTATAGTCAAGGCCACAAAATCAAGCGGGGCATGGGATCTTAGCGCGTACGAATCACTTAAAGCATCACTACGCCGTTCGGATAATTCCTCAATGATCTGGTTCTATCTCCGCTTTGGGGAATCGGCGTATAACGAACAGTCCCATACCGTTACCACGCCTCCTCCCGCCAATACCTGGGTTAAGCAAACTTGGGACATTTCCGGAATTGCCAGCGGGTCAAGGGATGGGGTGACGATTTTTTCCGTACAGGCCACAAACTCTTCAGGAGTGAGTAAATCCTTCTGGATCGATTACGTCTTTGCCGAACCCGGCCCCTCGGAATTCGTTGGCAACGACGGGAACATGCTGATCCGGTTCTTCCCGAAGGCGCATTTCGGGTCGTACACGGGGGACGGGCAATCATCGAAGACGATCACCCTTGACAGGAAGGGCACACCCGCTTTGGTATTTATCCAGGGCGTTGGTGGCTCAGGTAGGAGGCCAAGGTACAGGACCGCCAGCATGGGGGCAGGGAATTGTCTGGACTGGAGTACTTCGACAGGGTACATCACGGACGGAATAACGGCCTTTGGGGATGGAACATTCACGGTGGGCAATGGGGCAGAGGTCAATAACAGTGGAGACACGTATCACTACTTCGTTCTGTGGGATGACCTAAGACCGGAGTAGCGTAGTATCAACATAGCGGAGTGGCGAAAAAGCCCTGTAACCGAAATGGTTCAGGGCTTTTTTATTGGCTGAAAGGGGTGTCGAGTGGAAGTGACTTTGGGTGTGGGTGAGATCATCGGATATATCGCCGGCTTTGTAACTTTGATCGGCACTATTTTGGCCTTTTTTATTCGTCGAACCGTTTTTGCTGAAATCGACGCCCTCAAGGAGGGCAAGCAGGACAAAACTATGTGTGAACAAATTGAGGAAACGTCTGTGCGTGACAGAGAAGAGATCAAGTTGGGACTGAAAGAAGGTGTGAAGGAGTTTAGGGCGCTCAACAAGAAGATTGATCGAATCATGTGGGCGTTGAAGTTACCATACCTGCAAGACGAACCGCCAGAATAGGAGATGACTTATGGGTGTCGCCGGGGAGATCGCTGAGATCAGGAACGCAATATTGGAGTCTGACGCAACCATTCAACTGGTAGCCAGGCAGAAGCAGACCCCGGAAGGGGCATTGGTACGCATTGCCCTGAAGATGAAACAAGCCAACCGGGCGCTTCTGAGGCTGGAGAAGAAACTGTTTGGGGTAGACACGGAATGAGTTTTGAACTGGCTTTTCAGCACACCGTAGGGCTTGAGGGTGAATTCACCGATGACCCCCATGATAAGGGGAACTGGACCGGGGGGCAGGTCGGTGTAGGCATCCTGAAGGGCACCAAGTACGGAATCAGCGCGGCTCAGTATGCGGCTCTGGATATTCAGGACCTGACCTTGCCTGAAGCCATGCAGATTTATCTACGGGACTATTGGAACCCGCTGAGGCTGGATGAGATCATCAATGGCTGGATCCAGATGGAAATCTTCGACACGGCCGTCAACATGGGGCGCAGGCTGGCCGTCCAAATCTGTCAGAGATCCCTGGATTACCTCGGGAGCATCATGGCCGTTGACGGTATCATGGGACCGATCACGCTCGAAGCCCTAAACTTCTGGTGCGGGAAAGATCGCCGCGCCCTTCACGTATGCTTGAACGGTTTCCAGTTTGTGCGGTACGTAGAGCTCAGGTATGCAGATCCTGCCAACCTACTGAGATTTGCCCGTGGGTGGACCAGGAGGATAGGAGAATATTACGTATGAAACCGGCAGACATCTTCTTCACTACTGCCAGCGACGTGGTTTCAGAGGCGATCAAGTTTAGAACGTGGTCGCCATGGTCGCACGTGGCTTTGATCGTAAGCTGGCCCCAAGTCATCAGCGCCGATGCGGACGGGGTGACACGCAGGGATGTGAGAGCGAACGAACTGAAGAAGTACGCCATCTTGACGTGCTCATCCTTAACGGATGTCCAAAGGCTGGCTATAGTCGATAGCGCCCTGACCCAAGTGGGCAAGGGGTACGACTACGCCGGGTTGGGGAGTTTCTTGGTCAATAAGGATCTAAACGACGAGGACCGGTGGTTTTGCTCTGAGTTAGTTTTTTGGGCATACCAACAGCACGGGGTTATGTTGCAACGCCGGGTAGATAAGGCTTTCATTAATCCAGGGCATATCTGGATATCACCATTGCTCGAACTTGTCCGAAAGGAGATTTTATGAACTGGAGAAATTGGATTTACGGAGCGTGTATAGCGATTCTTACGGCGGTGATGACGGGGCTGGCTGCATGGGGCACCCTACCTGATAACGTGACGACCAAACAGATTGTGATTATCTGTATCCTCCCGGCACTTGGCGTATTCCTGGCCTGGCTGAAACAGACACCACCTCCGGGGCCAGCCTTAAGAATGATTGTGGGCTTCGCCCTAATGGTTGCATTATCAGGGGGGATGGGATGTGCTGCGGTTTCCGGGCCTCTCGTCAAAGTGAGTCACGAGAATTACGTGGCGAATAAGAAACTTGCCATAGAGGCCCTCACCCAGTGTTCTGGGAATATTGGGTTCTTAGATGGTCTTGGTCTTATGGACAAGGTGAAGTTTCCGATCAACACGACTTCCGAACTGAGGCCCATTATCAAAAGCCCCGCCGCCGTACTGGGATTGATTGAGCTCCGGGAGCTGTGTGAGAACAAGGCACAGAAGCCGGACGGATCGAAATATTGGAGTGACGAGGAGTATAACGCTTTCTATGTCCTAGGGGCTGAGGTCCGGATGGGGGTCCAGTCGGCCATAGATATCGCCAAACTCCTGTTCCCTGACTTCATGGCGGCGTACCTGAAATTTCTTTAAGAGGTCAGTCCATATGAACACGTTTGAACGGCTCGACGCTCTACGTGCCAATCCTCCGTTACGGCTGACCTATCCGGCCGGGAAAAAGGTCGCCTGGGTCTCGGACAGCCATTACGTGATGGATCCGTTTATGAAGAACTATAAGAAACACTTGAACGCACTGGAATACTATTTCCAGGCTGGGTTTGTTGTAGTGTTCCTTGGGGACCATCGGGACCTGTGGCGGTTCGACATTGAGAAGATTGCTGGCAGGATCATTTATCTATGGGGATATGAGGAGGAGAAGCAGCACAAGGGCCAAATCGTTCGGATCGGCGGCAACCATGACTACGAAGGGGGTCATCCTGAAGCGGCCATTATCACGGTCGGGAGCCGGGAAATCTTTTGCGCCCATGGTCACCAAGGGGAGTGGATCAACGATGAGGGGTGGGAACTTGGCAAGTTGTTGGTGCGGTACGGTGTCGCGGCGATTGAGAACTTAGGTATCGACGTTTCCGTACTCCCCGGATCGGATGATCGCCACGCAAGGCAGAGGGTTGACCTTCTGGATTGGGCTAATTCCCGGAAGGCCGATGCTGTTTTCGGACACATTCATCACCTCGAAGAGGTTGGATATTATCGGAATTGCGGCTCTGGTGTGGAGTTAGACCGGGAGAGCGTTGAATTCCTGGATGACGGTCAGTTTCATCTGGCCAAGTGGACTACCGAAGGGAGAATTGAGATATGAAGAGATCGTTCGGATGGTTGCCGGACCCGTTGGATTTCAGGGATTTTCAGTTCAAGAGGGTCCACCCAAAGAGAGAGATTCCGAAAAGTATGGACTTGCGGGCGATTTGTTCCCCGATAGAGGATCAAGGGAATATTGGCTCCTGTACCGCACAGGCAGGGGTTGGCGTGTATGAATTCGTCGGGGATAAGATGAAGGCTCCCTATGAGGATAAAAGCCGGCTGGCGCTGTACTGGATGACGCGCAGCCTGGAGGGCACCGTTCCGTTTGACTCTGGAGCGACATTGCGAAATACCGTGAAGGCCATGGCGAAGTTTGGGCTCGGAAATGAATCAAAATGGCCTTACGTGACGGATAAGTTTTTTGAGAAGCCTCCACAATCTTTCTTCCAGGACGCTTCGGACCATAAGATCACTGCATACCAGAGGCTGAACACGCTGGATGATGTTCTTGGCTGTTTGGCGGATGGTTTTGCCTTCATGTTCGGGTTTTCCGTGTACTCATCCATGATGACGGATAAGGTCGGCAAGACGGGACAGATCCCTATGCCGAAGAAGACCGATTCACTGGAGGGGGGCCACGCGATAGTAGGTGTGGGGTACACAGAGAAGGAGCGTTTGATTATCCGGAATTCGTGGGGGCGCAAATGGGGAGATGACGGGTACGGATACCTACCCTTTGGATATATCAAGGATAGAAACCTGTCTGATGATTTTTGGACGGTCAGAAAGCAAAACTAGGGAGTCCATGTCCAGTTATCTTTTTACATACGTCTGCTATGACTGTGGACAGTGGGTGCCATACGGCACGAAGCATATGTGTTGCGACCATCATTGCAAAGACTGCGAATGGAAGCAATCTTGTCAGAATAACAAGCCGGCCTGTTATATTCCGGTAACGATAGATTCCGAAGGAGGATACGAATAATGGCTAACGTGAACGTATTAAAACCCGGTGGAGATCATGGAGACGTGTTTACCTTGATTAATGGACAGATTATTGATGGGATTACGGGGCGGTACGTCTCGGACGCCCTTGACCTGGCCAAGCGTGGATTCTTCGGGGTCTGGTATAAGGCGAACTCCGAAGATGGAGTCCCAAAGGTGCGGCTGTATTATGAGATGTCTCCCACCCTGGAAGAGGAAGACTTTATCATCCCGGTCTCGGCTGATGATATCGAAACTCTCCTGACGAATCCTACCGCCTTGACTGTTCAGTACGTCGGCGGGTCTGTGGCTGCGACGGCAGAGGTTAAGGAAGACACCTTGGAACTCGTTGCCGATGCTTCCATGCGCCTGAGATATACGGGGGCTGAGGCTACGGCAAGGGCCAGCGTCTTGGACGCTCCCAATGGTATCATTGTTCAGCATGTAGGTGGATCCCCGGCTGCTACAGTGGAACTGAAGGAAAACAGCCTGGAGTTGGTGTCTGACGCTTCCATACGCCTGCGTTACACCGGAATAGAAGCCACGGCGCGGGCAAGTGTTCTGAATGCCCCTGACGGCATTGTCGTCCAGCATGTCGGTGGATCTCCTGCGGCCACCGTGGAGGTTTTGGAAAATCTTGTCAACCTGGTTGCCGATGCCTCTATGAAGCTCCGCTATACCGGCGGGCAAGCCTCGGCAAGGGCGAGTGTCCTGGACGGTCCTGATGGACTCTCCGTGCAGCATGTCGGCGGGTCGGCTGCGGCAACCGTCGAAGTAAAGTCCAATAGCCTTGAATTGAGTGCGGATCCCGGCATTCGTATCCGTTATGTTGGGGCTGAGGCGAGTTCTGAGGCAAGGGTTCTTGATGCTGTTGAGGGGTTTACCATTCAATACGTCGGTGGATCTCCCACCGCTACCGTTGAAGTTCAGGCCAACACCTTGGAATTGATCGCAAACGCCTCTATGCAACTCCGCTATGTCGGGGCTCAGGCAAGTGCAAGGGCGAGCATCCTGGACGCTCTGGACGGCATTTCCGTAAGGTATGTGGGCGCTGAAGCTACGGCTACAGTCGAAGTGCTGGAAAACTCCCTCGTTCTATGCGCTCCCGCCCTGAATGTAGTGGCGACCATTGACATTACGGATGCTGCTTACAATACCTTGGCTGAACTGGCCAGCGCCATCGATATCCTGCCTGGCTGGTCCTGTAATCTTGGGGATAGTCTGCTCGGGACAGAATTGTCTATCAACCTCGCCATAGTAGCGGCTCAGGATTGCAAAACATCGGTTTACACCTGCGCCTTGGACCGGTGCCTGTTTCTCGAAGCACCGAATGGGACAGGTGACGAAAACGTTGGTCCGGGGGGTAAAGTCTTCTTCCGGAATGCGGCCTACGATACCCTGACGGAACTGGCGGCCTACCTTGATGGGTTGGTCGACTATACCTGTGTCATGGGGTCTGCGGCTGAGGCGAATGCGGATACCAATACCCTCTCCGCTGTCGCGGCTACCGATATCAAGACGGCTGCGGTCTGGTTCACAACGACCAGTCCTATCACGATTGACTATGATCTTACCATTGCTGCCAACGATACGGTAACGGAGTTGGTAGCCCTCATTGACGGGTTGAATGCCTGGACTTGCTCGGCTGGGGCATTAATGGCTGGAACAGAGTTGACCGTCCACCTGACGGTGGTAGCGGCTCAGGATTGCAAAACCGCAGGTTACGCTTGCGTTATGGATAGATGCCTCTATATCGAGGCTCCAAATGGCACGGGGGACGTCAATGTCGGACCTGGGGGTAAACTTTTCTTCTCGGACGCAGCTTATGACACCATTGGGGAAATAGCAACGGTCCTGGATACCCTCGGGGATTACACGTGCGTCCTCGGTTCTCAGTGGGAAACGAACGTTGATAGTAACACGCTGGCCGCTGCTGCCCCTGTCGATATTAAAGGCGCTCCAGGGGCATGGTTCACAACCTCCGCGCCCCTGACTGTAACCTACGACCTGACCGCTGGCGCTTACGATACCATATCCGAGATCGTAGCATCGATTGACGGGGAAGAGGGCTGGACCTGTACCGCTGGCGCTCAGATGGGGGGTACGGAATTATCCAAGTACCTCGCGGTCGTAGCTGCTCAAGCGTGTCAGGCTGCGCCTTATGTGTGCCTCACGGAAAGATGTCTGTTCATCGAAGCTCCCAATGGTGCGGGAGATGCGAATGTTGGACCGGGAGGAAAAATCTTCTTCTCGGATGCTTCATACAATACGCTTTCAGAGCTCACCACTTTTCTTAATGGGCTCGGAGATTACACATGTATTATGGGATCTGCGGCAGAGACGGCGGTGGACACGAACACCCTGTCTGCGGTTGCTGCCACGGATATCAAGTCGGCAGATGTCTGGTTTGCCACCACGGCTGAAATTGTCGTGGCTTACGACCTGACGGATGCAGCATGTGATACGCTATCTGAATTGGTGGCGGCCATTGACGGAGAGGGCGGTTGGACATGCACGATCGGTGCTCAGATGGCTGGCACGGAACTTTCAAAATACCTCGCTGTTATTGGACCTCAAGCCTGTCAGGCCGCGGCCTATACCTGCCTGGCCGAACGGTGCCTCTTTGTTGAAGCGCCGAACGCGACAGGGGATGTCAATGTGGGTCCCGGGGGCAAGATCTGGTTCAGTGATGCCACGTACAATACCCTCGAAGAGTTGACCACCTATTTGGACGGGTTAGGGGATTACACCTGCATTATGGGGTCTTCCTTCGAAACCGCTGTAGATTCAAACGCCTTGGCAACGGCCGGGGCTGCGGATATCAAATCGGCTCCGGGAGCGTGGTTGACGACTTCCTCATCCGTTCTCATTGCCTACGATCTGACGTTAGCTGCCAACGATACAATCACGGAACTGGTAGCCGTGATTGACGCGGAAGGCGGTTGGACATGCACGAAACACGGAGACATGGTAGGAACGGAACTTTCAAAGAACCTGAAAGTGGTTACGGCTCAGGCTTGTCAGGCGGCTCCGTACACCTGTGTCATGGACCGGTGCCTATTCGTGGAGGCTCCCAATGCCACCCCAGATACCAATGTCGGCCTCGGTGGAAAGATCTTCTTCCGTGATCCATCTTATGATGCCTTGGCAGAACTGGTAGCCTTTCTGGATGGGCTCGGAGATTATACCTGTGTCATGGGCTCACAATATGAAGCAGCCGCTGTTGTCACGTCGCTCTCTCTGGCGGCGAAGTCGGCTACGGATATCAAAACCACACCCGGGGGATGGTTCGCAACAGACACATCGGTTATTGCTGAGTATGATCTGACGGCCGCGGCTTTCGATACGCTGGCCGAACTGGTAGCATCAATCGATGCTGAACAGGGATGGACGTGTTCGCAGGGGGCGACCATGGACGGGTTAGAAAAGACCGTCTTACTGGAGGTGCTTGGTCCTACGGCATGTAAAGCCGAAGGGTTGGCCTGTACCATAGGGCTCCCGAAGGTCAAAACCTTAGCGCTCACCCCGATGAGGTTTTTCAGGCTGGTCGCTCAGGGGCTTTCAGGTAATCCTACTGATACGGTCGTGACGGCGAAACTGTTTGTTCAATAAAGGTAAACGTTAATGTTTGTGAACAGGAGGCTACTCAACTGGGTAGCCTTTTTTATTTGATGGATGCGGGAGGTAACAATGATAAAAAGATGGCTTGCAATATCACTTCTATTACTACTGCTCGTGCTACCGTCCGTGTCTCTTGCATGGAATCCCCCCGGGGGGTGGAATGCTTGGACACAGGCTCTGGCTACATACGGGATCTCCGTCAGCGGGTCTACGATCACCCTGTCCAAAGACCTGAAGCTGACGAGTTATACGGTGGCTACGCTCCCTGTTGCGGTTACAGGGAAGGTGGTCGTTGTCACTGATGGGAATGCCGCCGATGACTGTACCACAGGTGGCGGGTCCACGGCGGTACTCTGTCGGTATAGCGGGGCTGCATGGGTAGGACTCGGTGGCGGTGGTGCATTCTCCGTCACAGACATCACGGGCCAGGCTGACGATAGCACCCCGGCGACTACGGCCACAGCGGTACTTGCTCAGAGTGGGGCGTTGATTGAAAGCACCCTGGGCCAGATTGCTACTGCGATTGGGGTTGTTGACTGGACCTCAGACCAAGGTGCGACGAACATCCATTCCGGGAACATTCCGGATCTGTCAGGAACCTACCTCACCACCGCCACGGGCCAACCTCTCGACGCCACCCTGACGGCTCTGGCGGGGCTGACGATAGCTGATGTATCGATTATTGAGGGGACGGGGGCTGATGCCGTTAATGTCGTGACAAGTGGAGGTCCCAATTATTTTTTAGCTTCCAATTCCGGTAATACAGCCTTAGAGTTTAAAACCCCGGCCGAGGTCTTGTCTGTCATCGGAGCACAGGCATCAAACACCAACCTGGATGCCCTCGCGGGACTTACTGGGGCGGATGTGAGTATTATCCAATGGACAGGTGCAGGAGCCATGTCTGTGCTTACCGGTTCGGCTGCAAATCAGATCCTTGGTGTGAACGCTGCTAACAATGCCTTGGAATTCAAGGATACGATCAATGTGACGACTGTGAACCTGCCATCTTCCGATGCCGATCCAGGAACTACGGCGGGGCAGATCAGACATGATTCTTCTGATACAAACGCTTCTGGATTCGGACTGATTGAATACTACGATGGGACCAACGTGAGAACAGTCATTGATTCAGGGACTGCTTACACCATCGTTGTCAGAACAGAATTCCTCCCTGTTGCCTACATGGAGGATGGTGCGGCACCTCCGGCGGCCTCAGCGGTACTTGCCTCGACTCGGAAAGTGAGGGCGAGGGCCTTTGATGGGGCCTCTAACGAGAATCTTGAGATGCACTGGCTTGTTCCGGATGATTATGTTGGGGGTGTGAAGTTTAGATTCATCGGATATGTGAGCAGCGCCACGGCCCCAGCAAACACTGAGGTTGTAGCCTTTTCTTTAGCCGGTTGTTCGCTCGCCAATTCAGAGGTCTTAGGGTGCACAGCAGGTACGGCCCAAGAGAGCACCTTAACTGCCGATGCGACCTATGTTCAGTATGACAGGATCACGGGGGCTTGGTCATCTGCGATCACCTTGACAGGTATCGCCGCTGGTGAATCTGCCCAAATGATTGTTACAAGAGTTGCAGCTACGACAGATACTTATGTTCAAGACTTCGACCTTGCTGGGATTGAGATCAAGTATCAATCCAAAATTATGCTGAACAGCACATATTAGGGAAAACACCATGAAGCGATACTTCCTTTGTTTATTCTTTTTGTTACTGGCTTCTCCTGCCTTTACTCAATGGCAGGAGGCCAGGACTACTCAAGGTGTTGCTGGAGCAATCGTGGTAGGCAGTCCAGCTTGTTCCACCCCGGCAACCGGGGA